ATGCCACAGATTAGAGGCATTCGCGCTGTACGTGTCCGCTGGAGTGCGGACACCCCGCCCAAGCCGCTCGGGTGCCGTTGGTGTGGGCACCCGCCCTACTCCCACGACGCCACGAGCCTGCCGCACCGCCGTGCCCACCAGTGGGAGCAGCCGACTCCGGCGCAGATGCGCGCCCGTATGGCCTCCCGGCGACGCCTGGGCCTGTGCGCGTCCTTCCCGTCGGCCCCCGCGCGCCCGGTCGCGGTCCACCCGCCCGCCGGTCGCCTGCTGGACACCTCGGGCCGCCCCGTCGACGTCGTCGCGCACGGCCGGGGCCGCGCGCCCGACATCCCGACCACGGGCAGCCGGCGCCTATCGCACCGGCATGGAGCGGCGGCGTGAGCCGCCCGGCGGGGCGGCACGAGGAAGGCGCCCCCGTCACCGACGTCCAGCCGATCCGGTGGGACGAGGACAAGAAGGCCACGGCCGCACAGCTCGACCAGCTCGAACCGGGCTGGCAGGTGATCTACGGCCTGTGGAGCCGCCGCTACTACGCCTTCGCCACCTGCTGCCCGGTGGCCCTGATGGTCGACGCGCCCACGCCCGAGGAGCTGCGCGAGCGGATGCGCGAGGGCGAGATGGACGCGATGGCCGCGATACAGCCGGGGAGGGTGGCATGAGCCGCCCCGGCAAGCGCACACGCCGCGGCGGCGTACCGGACGTGTACGGCATGTGCAGAGGCGCCCGCACCGTCGGCGGGTACATGCCCCGCCACGGCGGGCACACCGGCGAGGCATGGCATATGGCACTGGCCGTGGAGTACCAGCTCGCCGCGCTCAACCGGGACTACCCCGCGTGGCGGATCACCTGCGTGCGCCGCTCGGACGGCCGAACTGGCGGCTGGTGGGCGTTCCGTCGCGCCCGGCTCGGCGCCGCCGAGCGTGCCGCCGGGCTGTACCCCTGCATCGCGCGGCGCACCGCGCTGGACCTGGTGATGGAGGTCTCGGCGCAGGACGACATCTCCGGCAAGCTCCGCGACAGCCTGGCCGTCGCGGTACCCGAGGGCGAGGGAAACCCATGAGCAGGCCCGGCGGCCCATCCAGCTTCCCAGGCGGACCCCGCCGGGCCGTCCTGCCCGATCTCCCCTCGACAGGCCCGGCGGCCGTCCCGCTTCCCGAGGGAGCGGACGCCGCCGTGCCGCCCGGCCCTTCATCCTGTCCTGACTGGTGCGAGGGGCACTACGACGACGACATCCCGGGCGTGCATCGTGGGCAGCTCCGCAGGGTGCCGCTGCTGTTCGCCGGGCGGCACGCGATGCTGTTCACCGACCTGGTGCAGTGCCCCGGCGAGGAGGGCCCACGCATCCACCTGCGGGTCGACGAGCGCCCCCTCGTGCAGCTGACGCCCGGCGAGGCCAGCCGACTCGGCATCGACCTGGTCGTGCTCGGCGACCAGGCCCGCGCGGAACGGGACCGCCGTGGGTGAGGCGCTGAAGGCGACCGCCGGGTACGCCGACCACGGACCGCACGTCCACCACCTCGCCGGCCGAGCCGCCGAGCGTCTGACGTGGCTGGCCTACGCGCCCCGCACCGACCGCGAGCGAGTGCTGCGCTGGACGTGCGGATGCCGCCTGGTCGTCTACTACCTGGTGGCCGGCGGCGGCCGGGCCTGGGTGCGCTGCGAGCGGCGCCGTCACATCCTCGCCCGGCCCGAAGTCACCGAGACCGAGCCAATGCGTCACGCCGACGCGGAACGGCTGTGGGAGCGAATCCTGCTTGGCCGGGCCCGATGATGGCGCCTCGTAAGGACATCAGCTGGCACGGCGAGTTCCTGCGTCTGGTGCGCGGCGGTCTGAGCTTCAAGGTCGCCGTCGGCAAGCTCGGCGTGAGCACCGCCACCCTCACCAAGCACTTCCAGGCCGACCCTGCCTTCCACTCCACAGCGCATCGCCTGCGGCATCGGCGGCTGTACGGCCCGCCCATCGACACCAGCTGGCACCCGCGGCTGCCGCCGCTCCTGGCCTCCGGGCTGTCCATCCCCAGGGCCGCGATCAGGATAGGCAGAAGCGAGATCACCGTGCGCAACCACCTGCGGCGCTTCACCTCGCTGCGCACGGCGGTCAACGAGGCACTACGCCAGGCAGGCCGCCCCCCGCTCTACGACGAACCGGCCCCACCAGCCCAGGGCACCGCCGAGCCCAACATAGCCGACGCTCCACCCGGACACCGGGCGGCGCTGGCTTCGGATCCTGCTCGGTCACGCCGATAGACGCGCGGCGGGTCTGAGCCGTGAGGGGCCGGGCCCGCCGCGTCAACTCCACCATCAGAGAAGAGGCACATCTCCTTGGAGCACCTCACCGGCGGCGACATCGCAGCGCTGACGATCGCCTTCCTGTTCACTGCGGGCTGCCTGGCGTTGGCGTGGGTGGCACACCGCGACAACCCACACGACCCCGACGAGGACCCCGACCGGCTCGACTGGTAGCCGAGGGGGCCTCCACAGCCAGGCGTGAGAGCCCGGTCGTGGCGGCCCCCGCGCGGCGCGCCTCGGCGGCTACGCGATGAGCAGCTCGGGAGCGAGGCCGTCCCCGAACTCCAGCCGGCTCCTGCCCCACGGCGCAGGCCGGCCGTCCACGAGGATCCGGCCGTCCGGCGTGCCGACGATGCTGTCATGGCAGGGGAGCCCCGGGTAGCGGGCGAGCTGCTCGGCCACGCGCTGCCGGGCCTTGAGGTAACGCGGGTGGGAGAGCAGCGGGGTGCCTGCCAGCCGGGCCTCCGCCTCGGGGCCGTCGACCGTGATACGGAACTCCCACTTGTGTCGCCGGCAGTACAGGACGTGCTGGGGCACCAACCTGCCGGTGGCGCGCCCCCCGGTCTCGTGGTCCCGATACGAAGTCACGCGCCACTCTGCCACGGTCAGCCCTGTGTAGCCGATCCGGTCAGTGTGGCCGTCGTAGCGGCAAATCACCTGACCATCGTCGTTGACGTTCGCGGTCATCCTCTTCCTCCATCTGTTGTGCCGAGGCTATGGTCGGGGACGGTGGGGTTAACGTCCTCGGCTCGTGGCTCCCGTCATGGTCGGCGACGAGGCGGGTTACTGTCCCCGCTCGCCTGTCGCCCCGGAGAGAACCACACTTTCCGGTTAAGGTCGCCTGGGCGATGCAGAAAGGCGGCCCCGCCTCCCTGAGGAGGACGAGGCCGGTCGTATCTGCCGGGTGCCCGACGCGTGTTTATCGCGCCGAGGAACCGAACCGCCTGGACGCCTGCGCGGCGGCCTGCATCGCGGGCAGCGCCGCTTGTGGCCCATACACCGGCTGCTTGCCCGACCACAGCAGCAGCTTCCCGATCCACGGATAGGCACGCTCCAGCCACCGGGCCGCGACGTAGTAGGCGAGCTGGCCGCCAACGACCAGCGCGCCGGACACCGCCAGGGTCGCGGACTCCGACAACTCTGCGGGGACGGCGATGCCGAGCCCGGCGGCCAGGCCGACCGCGCCACCGACGAGTTTGGACGCGGCCGTACGCGCCAGGCTGGTCAGGAAATTGGACATGACGTCCTCCTCAAATGAGGTCGAAAACAGAAGACCTGCGGGGTCTCCGCAGGTCCAAAGCGATCCGGTATGTGAGGCGGGATGAGATCGGGCCGCTTGTCAGGTGACCGGCAGCTCGAACGCCGCGCGCCAGGTGTCACGGCCGACAACGCCGTCGGCACCCAGGCCCTTCTCCTTCTGGAACGCCACGCACACCGCGCGCGAGGCGGCCCCGTAGGCGCCGTCCACGTCGATGGCCCAGCCGCGGCGCTTCATCTGCGTCTGCCAGACGCGCACGTCCTCGCCGCGGACCACCGGCGGGTAGGCGAGCAGCCGACCGGGGAAGAGCGGCGACTTGGTGCCGCTGGCCGGGATGGTCGGCGCAGGCGACTTCCCGCCAGGGCGCGGCGCTCCCTTGCGCACCCACGCGTACAGCGCACCCCCGGGGCAGTCGGTGGCGTAGCCGTCGCGGTGTCCCTTGATCTCGTGGCCGGCACCGCCGTGCTCGCGCAGGTAGTCGATCGCGTCCAGCACGCCGAGCAGCAGCTCGTCGTTCGGCTCGACGAGCCCGGAGTTGCCGACGAGGGCCAGGACGGCGTAGTGGGCGGAATTCAGGCCGGCCCCGTTGGCCGCGCACACGTGCCCAGGGCCGCGGCCGACGAAGACCTTGCGGTGCGGGCAGGCGACCATGCTGTAGCCGATATCGATCCAGCCGTTGCCGTTCATGTGGAACGCCTGCACCTGCCGCACCTTGGCGACGCACCGGTCATGGTCATCCAGGAGCCCCGGGTCGACACGGTCGCCGGTGTAGTGGACCTTGACGCCCTTGGTCGAGGACAGCGCGGAGTAGCTGCCTTTCGGCGGCCGGGCGCCCCACGCCTTGCGGGTGATCAGGTCGATGGACATTCAGCCTCCCTTGATGGCGGCGATGACGGAAGCCGCCCCAGCGATGAGAGCGGCGAGCGTAGCGAGCGGGAGAGCATACTTCCACTTCTCGATCGCGCGGATGCGGCCTTCATGGTCGTCGACCGCCTTGCTGGTGTTGCTCGCCTCGACCGTGCGCAGCCGGACCTCGTGGTCGTCGACGCGCGCTTTCTCGGTCGCGGTCTGCGCGATGACCACATCGACCTTCGCCTCGATGCGGGCGAGCCGCACATCGGTGTCGTCGCTCACAGAGAGTCCTCCGACATATGCCGAATCCCTGATAGGAACGGTCTTTTCGTGTCAACCTTGCGTGCGGCAGCGACGTCCTACACGCGCCCCCCGACGGAAGCGAGGAATCATGCAGTCGTTACAGGCGTTACAGGTCCGCTATGTCGCAGATACGGCTGAGCTGATCGGTGATGGCTGCTGGATCTGAGCCGTGTCGACCTCTCGCTTCGTGGTCATTGTCATCTCGCTGGTCTCGGCGGCGATCGTGGCCATCTGTGCCGTCACGATCGTCCTGGTGCTCAACCCGACATCCGGCAGTCAGGAGGAGCGCAGCCCCAACCTGGTCGCTGTCGCGCCGGCCGATGATGCCGAAGACCAGCCTCACACCGAGGCAGGCGCTCGTGGGGCCGCTCAGAAGCTGTTCGACGCCTACGCGGCAGGGAACTACGGAGCGTTCTGGGACGGCTGGACGATCGACGCCCAGGGCCTGATCTCCCGGAGGGACTACGCGCGACTCTTCGAGCTGTGCAAGCCGATCGCGCAAGGAATCCGCTATAACGTCCAATCCGCAATGGTGCAGGGCGACACCGCGAAGGTACAGGTCACCAGACTGATCGGCGCGTTCACCTATGACTTCAAGTACGAGGACGGCCGGTGGCGGTTCATCCCGGAAGCCGAGACTCAGGCCGACTACCGATCCAAGACCGTCGAGCAGCTCGCTGCCGAGAAGCAAGCATCGCGGACCTGCGCGAACAGCACCGCTCCCCCATCCGCGCCGCCAGCCGTGCAACCCACCACATCCGCCCCACCCGCCGAGACCCAGCAGACCAGCCAGCCTCAGGCACAACCCCCTGCGGCGGGCGAACGCAAGGTGCTGCTCACCGACAACGGCAATGGGCGGAAGAACACCCAGCAGTTCACCGTGGACGCCTCGTGGGCGCTCCACTACACCTACGACTGCTCGAAGACCTCGATCGGTACGGGCGGCATGTCGGCCACTCTGCTGGATGGAACCAAGTACGTAGACCTTGTGGTCAACGAGACCGGCGCGTCGGCGGACAAGACCACGCCGCAGTACAACGCAGGCTCCTTCCACCTGGAGATCACAGGACCCTGCCCGTGGACAATCGAGGTCGTGGATGTTCCATAGCTACTCCTTGAGTGCGGCCAGCTCGGCCCTGAGCTGGTCGCACTCCTCCATGACCTGCTCGGCGGCGGCCCGCCACTTCGCCGCCTCGCTCAGCGCCACGTTGCGCTGGGCCTCCACCTGCTCGACGTAGCGCCCCAGGTCGACCTGCACGGCCCCCTCCGTCATCACACCTGTCTCCCGATGGCGCGGCTCAGCATCTGTCTCTTGTCACGCATGCGGTCGTGGTCGGCCTGGTAGGTCGCTTTGAGCTGGGCGAGGCGTTCGTGGGCGTCCACCTCGACATCGGCCTCCGAGTCGATGTCGAGCGCGCGGAGCATGCGCCGCCGGCCCGGCTTGGGGGTCACGATCCGCACCTCGTTCTCTTCCACCCACGCGACGCGGGCCAGGTGCGCCTCCCGGGCCTGCTCCGTGGTCTCGGCGGTCTCCACGACGACCGGCCGCCCGTCCCGCACGTGCCCCGCAGCGGCCGCCGGGTCCGCGGCGAAGTTCCCCGGGAGCCGCGGCTCGGCGATGTGCAACTCCAGCATGGCCACGCGCAGCAGCTCGTCGATGTCGTCGGGGTCCAGGCCGTACATGACCGCGAGGTTCTCGAAGGTCTCGCTCGGCAGCAGGTACGGCCACAACGTCCCGTCCGGTTGGCGGGTGACGATCGTCCACCGCTCGACCCCGTCCGGATGCACCATCGCGTAGGCGTCGATGATCTCTCTCGTGATCACTGTTTCCATCCGAAGTAGCTGATCTCGTACTGGATCGGCGGCGTCGGGTTGTTCGCCAGGAAGGACAACCCGGAGTTGGTCCGCCCGTTGATGAGGTGGGCGTAGGTTCCGCCGGGGGTGTACAGCATCCCGGTGGTCGCGAAGACCGTGCCACCGGTGAAGGTCATCCCGTAGCTCACGCTCGCGCCGGCAGACCCGCCGGGGATGACCGCATTGCCTCGCGCGAACGCGCCGTCCCCGCCGGGCATGCCCAGGCGGCCGAAGAAGTCCAGCCAGCCGCTGCTGGTGGCCCGGTAGAAGGCGTTGCCGTTGTTGATGTAGCCGACGTCGACGTTGCTGCTGTCGATCCGGATCTTCGCGTTCGCGGCGGGCGCGTACCCCATCTCGATGTAGCCGTAGGCGGTGATGTACCCGCCGGTGGTCGCCGACATGGAGGCGTTCATCTGTTGCAGATCCCACCCCGCTGCCGACTCCATTCGCAGGCGGATCTTGCGGTCGGCTTGCTTGGCCGATCCGAGTTCGCAGGCGTGCGTACCGCCGATGTCCTGCGTCCAGTAGTGGTACTCGCCAGCGGCGAACTCCTCGTATAGCCGGATCTCCGGCTCGTACGCGCCGAGCGTCGGCCCAGGGTTGACGACCAGCCGTTTCGACGCCGTCTGCGAGCTGGTGACCTGGCCCACGATCAGAGCGGTGCCGTCGCCGGCGTTGAAATCGACGGTCTTGTTGCCGCCGACGTCGTACATCTCCAGGCCGGTGCTGTCGAGGACAACGCGGGCGCCGGTGAGGCCGGTGCGCAGCGTGAAGGTCCCGGTGTTCAGCAGGCTCACCGTTTCGAGGCCGCCCGCGTTGAACCCGTGCAGGCCGGTGGCGTTGAGCTCGACGCGCGCTCCCGAGGCGGCGGTGCCGATGCTCGCGCCGAGCAGCCAGTTCGCCGACACGGTCCCGGCGGTCACCTTGGACACGCTGAGGTCGGTGATGTGGGCGTCGTCGATGAGCAGCGCGGTCACCGTCGCGCTGTTGCTGGGCGCGGACCGGTTGCCGGCCATGTCCACGGCGATGACCTTGACGTGCCGCAGGGTGGTGTTCGACTCCGGTACGGTGCCGACCGCGGCGATCCCGGCCTGGAGCATGCCCGCGTTGGCCGGCACCTTGCCGCGCAGCGTGGTCGCGTCCGGCGTGAAGCCCGAGCTCGCGCCGACGTGGACCTCCAGGTGGTCCAGGTCCAGCTCGAGGTTGAAGGTCCCGCCTGACGCCTTGCCGAGCGTGTGGCTGACCTGGATGGCGATCAGCGACGCGGCCACGGTGGGCGGGGCTGGCGTGGACGGCGGGATGGTGTCGGGGTTCGCCGTCGCGCTCGCGGTCGTCGACCAGGAGCCCGTGTTGCCAGCCCTGTCGACCGCGCGGATCCGGAAGTCGTAGGTGACGCCGGGTGACAGGTCTCCGACGACGGCCTGTAGGTCGCCCCACGCGGCGTAGGCCGTCTCCCATGAGCTGGCCGGGGTGACCCCGTAGCCGATCTCGTAGTGGTCGCCGTCCAGGATCGTGCTGCCGTCGGCGTTGAGCGGCACCTGCCAGGCGGTGATGATCCTGGCGCGGGTGTTGCCGAGCCCGTCCAGGTACACCGACGTCCCGAACGGGTTCACCCAGGTCACCGTGCCCGGGATCGTCGAGTCCGGGATCGGCCGGTCTCCCACCGGCTCGGTACCGGCGTTGGTTAGCGACCGGCCGAGCTCGCCCACGGTGATGGAGGTCTGCCCGTCCTCGAAGGCCACGTAGTTGGTCAGGTCCAGCCAGGTGCCGGCCAGCGTCCGGTAGCCGACCGTCATGCCCTCGACGACCGGCCAGGTCGTTTCGACGGCGCGCAGCTTGATCGGGTTGATCCGCTGGCTTCGGAAGGTGATCTCGTTGTTGGTGTCGACGAGGCCGGACTCGGGGTCGTACACCCATACCCAGTCGCCGGGGCGGAAGGTGCCGCGGATTTCGTAGTCCTCGGCGGAAAGGCGCAGCGCGTTGCGGGTGCCGGTGAAGCGGTTGAGCTGGAGCTGGGCCCTGGCGGCCGCGTTGCCGGTGGCGGTGCCGGACTCGCTGATCACCCGGGTCCGCTTCACTGGCTGGCCACGCAAGTCCACGTAGGGGTTCGAGGCGATGTTCGCGCTGCCGGTGGCGACCGCGTCGCCCTCGCCCTCAGCCAGCAGCACCACACGGGACGTCCAGTCCTCGACGTCGCGGGTCAGCTGGATCTCCCCCGGCAGGCCCGTGAGGGTCAGGTCGCGGCCGGCGCCCTTGCGGACGATGACGCACTGCGGCGAGGTGAGCCAGAGGTTGGCGGCCGGGCCAGCGTCGAGGGTGCCGTTGCCGTTGACGCGCCACTCCGCGCCCATGGTCTGGCAGACGTAGTCGATGGCCGAGCGTCTGCTCTCCCACTGGTGGCGGCCGGTGTAGGTTCCCGCGACGCTGAACAAGGTGCCCTCGATGACGGCGGTGCCCGAGCCGAGCAGCGCGCGGATCGCGTTCGGGAAGGTCTGCCCGGTGATGGTGACCGGGGACTCGAGGACCTCCCCCTTGTCGTCGGCGTCACCGAGCCAGACCGCCATGCCCTGTCCGCCGATGACCTTGCGCTCGTCGACGTCGCGGCGGGTCAGCACGCCGACGTAGCGCGCCATTGTCAGAAGGTTGTCGCCGTACTCGGCCGGATTGACCCGGCCCGGCACTATCGCGACGTGCCCGAAGAAGTCGAGGTCGTCGATGATCTCCTGAGGTGTCTCCGCCGACAGGGTTACGCCCCACGAGCCGAGCGCCTGGATGACCTCGGTGACGCTCATCGCCTCACCGCCCCCGTCGTCTCTGGCATCGCCGCGATGTACTGGTCGCGCAGGTTCGTCGCCTGGTCACCCGACACCGCCGCGGCGCCGCCGGCCACCACGCCGAGGTAGAAGTCCATCGCGGTCACCGAGGTCTTGGTGAGGCCGCCGTTGGCGTGTGCGGTGAATGTCCGCGCGCTGCCGCAGGTGGCCCGGTTGCTGTTCGCATCGTCCGTCGACCGCACGAGGTAGGAGGTGTTGTTGGTCATCGTCTCCGCAGTGGCCAGGTAGACGCTGATCGTCCCGGAGTCGCCGCGTTGGAGATATCCCTCGATCAGCCGCGAGCCACGCCGCACGGTGAGGTCCAGGGCGACGCGGCCAGGCGAGCGGGAGTCGGTGAGCCGCAGGCTGCACGCCTCGGGGTCGTTGCGCAGGATCGACGCCGAGTCCCACGAGGTGATCGGCCCGGCGCCGATGTCGACGTTCCAGACCTTCGGCCGCCAGGCGCCGCCGGTGTACGACGCGACCTCCAGGGAGCCGGCGGTGAACAAGAAGCTGGCCCGGACCAGGCCGTTGCCGATCTCCCACTGGGATGCGGGGACCTGCTGGTCCAGCCCCGTCACCTCGCGGCCCGGGAACCCGGCCAGGATCCGCGCGCGGCCGCGCTGGTAGTCGGCCACCGCGCAGCCCCACCGCGGCGACACCCCGGCCGGCACGCCCCGGTAGACCGTCATCACCCCGTCGACCCCGGTGCGGGTCATCGTGCTCGGGATGGTCGAGCCGGTGAAGTAGCCGTAGTGCCCGGGCGGTGGCGCGTGCCACCGCTCCCCCGCTAGCGAGAAGTCGTTCGCTCTCACGGCCCCGGTCAACCGCGACTCCAGGTCGATGATGCTGTCGGCGCCGTGCCGGAGCAGCGACAGCTTCCATTCCACGATCCCGGACTCGCCGCCGTAATCGCGCAGCGTCGCCGAGGAGCTGGTCACCGTGGCGTACCCGTTCCGCTCGCTCTTCGGCACCAGCTGCACCTGCACCACGCTGCCGCGGAGCCCGAGGATGTCGATGTGCCTGGCCACCGCCTCGGCGCGGGTCAGCGCCCCGGGGTAGGCCTCCACGCCCGAAAGCTCCAGCGTCTGCTCGCCGGTCTCGGCTACCTCGAAGCCGTCGGTCAGGGTGACGCGGCCCACGACGCTCACGACGCCTCAACCTCGAGCCGGCGCAGCCCCTCGCGGATCTGGATCATCAGCTCCCGCCCGGCCGCGCCGAGGTCCTTCAGGTCCACCTTGGCGCCGTTGAGGTTCAGCACGAAGTCCCCCTGGATGATGGGCCCGCTACCCGTCCGGCCTCCTGCGCCGACGGCCACCGGGGCCGCCGAGCCGGTAGCGGCGAGCACCGGCGGCCCGCCCGCCGTGGACAGTGCAGGCTGCACGCTGATCGTGGCCACGGCGGCCATGCGCTCCGCGGCGCTGGCCACCAGACCCGACGCGGCGTCGATGCCCATCGCCAGGCCGGCGGGGATGAACTTTCCGAGGGCGGCGAACACCTTGCTCGGTGAGGCGATGCCGAGGGCCTGCTTCACCCAGTCCGGCATCATCGACGAGAAGAAGTTGTAGATCGAGTTCTTCAGCCAGTCGAACATGCCGACCATGCCGTTCCAGAACCCGACGATCAGGTTGTGGCCGACGCTGCCGAGCAGGTTGCCCATGTTGCTCAGCGCGCCGAGGATCTGCCCTGGCAGGCCTCGGACCCAGTTGAGCAGGTCGTTGAACTTGGCGATGGCCCAGTCCTTGGCCCTGCCGAACCAGTCGGCGAACATGGCGGGCAGGCCAGAGATCCACTTCGTGATCCCGTTGATCAGGTCGGGGATGATGCTGTGGCCGATCAACGTGTCGTAAAGCCATTGGAAGATCCCGACGACCAGTTTGATCGCCCACGTCACCTTGTCGACCAGCCAGGCGAAGACGGGGATCAGCTTCTCCAGGATCGACCCGGCGAGCTTCACGACCCAGGTGATGAGCGGCGCTATCCATGCGATCACGCCGGCCAGCACGGGCAGCAGCGGGGTGATCGCGGCGACCAGCTGGGCGATCGCCGACACCAGCGCGACTGCGACCGGCGCCAGCGCCTTGATCAGTTCGACGGCGACCGGCAGGAGCGCGACCACCAGCTGCCCCAGCGCGGGCAGGATCGGCGTCAGCGCGGGCAGCAGCTGGAGGAAGGCGCCGATCACCGAAAGGAGCGACGGGGCGATCTGGATCAGCGCGTCGAGCAGCGCCTTACCCACCATCTGGGTCATCTGCGAGATCACCGGCAACAGCGGCGTGATCGCCTGAACCAGCAGGCCGATGGCTGAGACGAAGAACTGGCCGATGGTGGCCGCGATCTGCGCGACGATCGGGATCAGCGGCGTGATGGCGGGGACGAGCCCGGACACCAGCTGAGTGATCAGCTGAGCGATCTGCGGCAGCAGCGGCGCCAGCGCGGGCACCAGCGAGTTGATCAGCGTCGCGGCCAGGCCGATCAGCAGGGGGATCACCGGCGACAGCGCCTGAACAGTCTGGGCGAAGGCGCCGACTAGCAGCTGGATCGACGGCAGGATCGCCTGCACGCCGCTGGTGAGGCTGGTGGCGATCAGCACGGCCAGCTGTCCGATCACTGGCAGCACCGGCGACAGAGCTTGGATGATCTGCGCGAACGCCCCGACCAGCGTCCGGATGGCGGGAAGGATGGCCTGCACTCCCGCCGCTAGCGTGGTTGCGATCAACGCGGCAAGCTGGCCGATCACCGGAAGGAGCGGTGACACCGCGACCAGAACACCGGAGATCGCCTGGCCGATAGGTCCGAGTGCGGGTGCCAGAGCGGCGATCCCCGTGGCCAGTGCCTTGCCGAACGCCTCAATTCCGGGCAGCAGCGAAGCGATCGCGGGACCGATGGCGGCCAGCACTGGCGCGAGAGTCGTGAACACGGCGCCGATGGCATGGCCGAGCGGCAGCAGCGCGGGGGCCAGCGCCTGGACCGCCTGGCCGATCCCGCCGATCACCGCAGTGATCCCCGGTCCGAGAGCAGCGATGGCGGGACCGATGGCGTTGATCGCCGTGGTGAGCACCGGTCCCACCACGGTGGCTATGGCGGCGATCTGAGGGGCGATCGCGGCGATGGCCCCGGCCAGCGCCACGAATATCGGCGATAAAGCCGCCCCGACTTGAGCAAGCGCCTGGAAGATCGCGACCAGCATTTGCTGGCCCTGCGCCGACTTCAGGAACGTATTCACCCGGTCGAGCAGTTGACCGACAACGCCGAGCGCGCCCGTGCCAGCCGTCTGCATCGCGGTGAAAACCGACCTTGCGATCCCACCGACGTCGCCCAGGATCGCGCCGAGCTGCTTGAACACCGCCAGCGCGTCGTTCATCCACTGAAGGGCCTGACCAGAACCCGAGATCTGCGACAGCCACGCGCCGAACCGGGCCGAAGCATCGCCGATGCCGATTGACAGACCGCGCAGGAAGTTGGCGCCGACAACGGCGAGATCCAGGAACCCGGCGAGCAGAGGCTGAAGCCCGCCCCCGAGGCCCGTCAGGACTCCACTGGTGCTACCGAGAATCGAGTTGAACTGGCGGACGCTGTTCTCGGCTGTGGCGAAAACCAGCACCTGGCGGGCGAAGTAGCCAAGGTTGTTCGCCAGCCCTTCAATCCAGGGCTGAGTGCCGCGCAGGAGATCGACGAAGTGGCCGAGGCTCCCGTTGAGCTGGGAGAAGAATCCCGTCTGGGCGGCCTGCTGGAATTCCTTCATCGCCGGGACGGTGGCTTTGAACTCCTGAGCGAAGTCGCGCGCGGCCGGCGTCAGCTTCTCCAGCGCGGACTCGAACTTCTTGGCGTCGTTGTCGTAGGCGGCCTTCATGGCGTCGCCCACCGCGTAGAGGCTCAGCTTCAGCACGGCGTTGATGGCGATGAAGCCCGCAACAGCGCCCGGCACCGCAGCGAGCGCTCCTGCCGCCGGAGCCAGAGCGGCGACCAGGGACAGCACGCTCGACGCAGCCGACGCGGCGCCGGCAGCTAACGTCGCCATCGCCCCGGCCGCCGCGGCGTACTTAGCCACCGACGCGGTCACTCCGACGGCCAGCGACCCGAGCTGACGGCCTACGCCGGCCAGGTGACCGCCGAGGCCAGAGGCGGCATCACCAAGGCGGCCAAGGCTGAGGTGGAGTCCACCGAAGGACTTGTTTGCCCGGTCCGCTCGGTCGGCCGCCTGCTCCAGGTTCCGGTTGACCTTGGCGATCCCGCGGTCGGTGTTCTCAGAAACGGTCAGGCGGATCAGGAGGTTCTTGATCGCGTTCGCCAACGCCGGCCTCCTCGGTGGGGGGCTCCCACGCGGGGAGGAAGTCGGCAGGTTTCAGATCGGGCCCCTTGGAGGAGTCCCGCATCACGTTCACCACATGGAAGGCGATGAGGGCGGCCAGGGCGTCATCCCGGCCGGGGCCGATCGGCCCGTACAGCCCCTCGTAGACGGCCCACTCGGCGAACTCGCGAGCGGACATGCGGCGCAGCAGCTCGGCGACGGTCATGCCGCCCAGCGCGAGGGCCAGCCGGTGAGCTAGTCCTCGCTCTGGGCGGGATCGAAATCCTCTTCGATCTCGACTTTGGCGTCCTCACTCATCCCGGATTGCTTGATCGCGGCCTCGGTGAGGGCGTTGAGGATCCACGCGGGCATCTTGCGGATCTTCAGTAGGTCGGACTTCTCGAAGAACGGTGAGAAGTCCTCCTTCACCACCGTCAGCAGCACGAGCTTGGACGCGGCGTCCCTGCGATCCACCCTCTGCTTGTTCCCGACGGTGACCATCTGGGCGTTCTGCCACACCTGCGCCTCATCGGCGGTCATGCCGCGCACCCGCATGGTGCCGCGGTACTTGCCGTCCGGGTCGACGAGCCGCACGTCGTCGTAGGGGATCTCACTGGAGACCTCCCACAGGTCGTCCTTGGAGAGGAAAGTCAAGGTCAGCTCCTTACGGGATCGTGACGTCTTCGGCGGGCGTGGAGGTGATCGCGAAGGAGATCTCCAACTTCGCCGGTTCGGTGGCCGTGCCGCCGTACTGCTTGCCGACCGTCTTGACCCTGATCGGGAAGACGTCCATCTTTCGACCGGCCGTGTCTCCGCCGCCGAGGCGGACGACGAACCCCGTCGTGCCGCGCGGCAGCAGGGTCCGGGCATCATTACCGGTCGGGTCGGCGTAGATGGTCAGCGAGGAGTCGTCCGCCTTCACCGGCCCGGCGACCTGGGCGATGAACACCGAGTTGCCGTCGGGGGCCTCGATGGTGTCGCCGGTGGTCGTCCACCCGGAGGAGTCGGCGACCTCCCCCGTGAGGTCGGTGCCGGCGTTGAGTTCGAGCCGGGTGGGCGCGCTCTTGTTGCTGATCGCCGGAACGAAGTACCACTTGTTGACTGCGACGCTCCAGTAGCGGGTCACCGCGGCGAGCGGGGTTGCTGGCATCAGTCATCTCCTCTGCTGGTGGTGCGGCGACGCCGCGGCGTCTGGTCGGGGTCCTTCAATGCGGAAGCCCCGGCGTCTGCCGGGGCTTCGTCCTGCGGGTCGTCTTCGGGAGGTGGGGGCGGAGGGTCGGTGCGCTCCCATCCGGCCCGCTGGTGGTGCGGCACCGCCGACTCGGGCACCTCGATGACCCGCTGGCCGTCGTCGATCCGCGGATGCTTGATCCACGCCGTTTCCATCACCCCTCCTAGCTGGACGCGCCGATGATGACGACGTCGTAGGTCACCGGCGTGCCGCCGCTGGAGTTGACGAAGTCGATGAGGTCGCCGGTGCCTGCCGTGACCACCACGCCCGCCGCTGATGGAGCCATCCACAGGAACACCCCGCCCGGGTGCACGGCGATGTTCGAGGACACGGCGCTGAACAGCGGCACACCGTTGGTCGCCGGGCGCTGCACGTTAACGTTGTTGGTGTTGCCGCCTGCCGCGACGACCAGCAGGCCCTTGATCCTGGCGAGGGTGAACGCGGCTCCGAACGGGTCGGTGAGCCCGCCGCCCGCCAGGTCCAGCGTGTCGGTCGCGCTCGCCGTGATGGTGCGGGTGTCGTGCCACACCTTGTCCGCCTGGCCGGCCCCCGACCCTTGCGTGAGGGGGATCTGGGCGCTCTTGTCCAGCACCGAGGCGGCGGTGGACAGGTCCAGCGGGCTGGTCAGGTTGCTGACCAGCCGAAAGTAGAGCGACGCATCGAACGCCATGGCGGATCCTTCCGGTCAGGTGATGACGACGGGCCCGGCGTACATCACGGGCTGCTCGGTGGTGCCGGTGACCCGGACCCACATCTGGTATGTGCCATCGGCCAGGGCGAGCGTGGTGCCCGGGCCGATGAGGATCCGCGCGTCCGCGCCCGCCGGAGTGACGTTGGCCCACCCCGCGGGCTTCCAGTCGCCGGAGGTCGGCTCGGCTGTCTGGACGCAGGCGACCTCAACGGTCTCAGTGCCGGCCACGCCCTCGACGAAGCTGTAGATGTACTCCTTGGACAGCGAGGAGATCGGATCCAAGGTGGCCTCCTATCGCGTGCGGGGCGGTCCGGCGGAGTAGCGGCGGGAGGGTGTGCCGGCCGACCCCCCTCTCCGGAGCGGCCCAGTTGACCACCTTCGGCGGGGTGACCAGGCCGGACCGAAGTTGCGTTCCATGACTCCGGCCAGGATGTCGGCCGCCGCAGCAGCTTCGGCCAGCGCCTTGAACGACACCGAAGAGCTGATCAGCGTGTCGGCCGCGACTGCGCTCTGACTGACGTTGACGCCTGCGGTGCCGGCCAACGCGTCAACAGCGGTACCGCTCTGTGCCAGGGCCGGCGTGGTCGATGCGGTCAGGCCGTCGGTTGCCATAGCCGCGTCGCCGGCGCTTTTCGCGACTCCTGCGAGGATCGTTTCGGCCGCCGCCCCCGCCTCAGCGATCGACAGGACCACCACTTCGGCGAGGCTCTGAACTGATGCCGCCGATTCGATGATCGCAACACTGGCGGTGACCGCCAGCAGCTCAGCAGCCGTTGCCCCATCGGAGATAGACGGCGAGATCGCTAGCGAGATGGATTCGGTGCCAGCGCCGGACTCCGCAAGGCTGGCCAGCGTCACATTGTCGGGGACGTTGATCGTCCACGCCTGCCAGTCGCTCCAGTTGACAGAGTCGCGGATGAAATTCGCAGTGCCTGTAGCACCCGCAGGAGCATTGCGCGTGGCAAGGAAGAACTTGGTGGTGAATCCGCTGAACGTATCGATCCGTTCAGTGAATCCGGCTGTCGCGTTGAAGTTCCCTGCCGAATTGAGTTCGCGGGCGGCGATAATCCGCAGCTCGGTGCTGGGAACGGATGGCGAGGTGGACGGCGTTGTGAAGGTCAACGTGCTGGCGTTACTCTTCACGTGGTCGGAGGTGACCGCGCCACCGGAGGATCCGAAGATCCGCATGACCACTGACGACGCCTCGTTGTTCGACACGGTCACCGTGTAGGTGGACGGTTCGCTCCCCCCGGCGGTCTTTTTCCAGATCGTCATGCCGCCGAATGTCGAGCCCACCGACCAGGTGTCTCCCCCCACCTTCGACCAGGCCGAGCCGCCGGTAATCGAATCCGCTGAGGTGTCACCGTTGTTGGTGAGGATCGCCGCGATGAGCACGTCCCCGAGATTGGTCCCAGCGGGCTTGGCCACCGTATGAGTGGTGGAGGATCCCGAGGAAATGCCGGTCACGTATCCCTGGAACACCGATTCGCTAGGAGCCACCGACAGGCCGTCACTCGCCGCACCCGCATCGTTAAGGCTCTTGGTAGTGGGACCGGAAGGGACGTTGACCGTGAATCCGAGGTACTTGACCAGGGCGTTCGCCGAGGTGAAGTTCTGCGTGCCGGTCGCGCCGCCGCTCGACAGCGTTCGCGTCGCGCACGACTGCGGCGCGTACTGGCTGCCCGATGTGACATCCGATCGCTCGGTGAAGCCAGCCGGAGGCGTGAAGGACGTCGCCGAGCCGTTGCCGCTGGACGCGCCGGCGAAGCGGAGCTCGAAGTCGTTGCTGCCGTTCGGGGTCGTCGACGGGGTGGGGATGCTGGTCGTGCTGGTCGTGCCGCCGGTGTGCGCGACGACCGGTGTGCCCGCGCCCGGGTCCTGGAGGCACACGACGGTGGCCGTGCCGTCGGCACCGGAGTTCTGCGTCAGCCCGTAGCTGGTGGGCTCGCTTGCGCCGGCGAGTTTCCACCAGATCTTCATTCCGGCGTCGGTGTTGGTCGGCCACTGCGCCGAGTCCAGCAACTGCCAGGTGGCTCCGCCGCTCGGGGTGCCCATCTCCGCGAGGCTGCCGATGTCGGCGGCGTGGCAGAGCACCAGCATGTCGCCCTGCACGGTGCCAGTGGGCTTGGAGACTGCGAAGGTGGCCGCGGTGCCGGATGACGCCTGTGACACGCTGCGGAAGGACGGCAACGGCACCCCCAGCCCGTGTCAGGCGTACGGCGAGGCTTGCTGCCTCAGCGGCTCAGCGGAACCCGGCCTTTCGGGCCGCAGCGTCGACGACGTCCTTCAGCTCCCGGTCGACCTCCGCGAAGTGCGGACGGGCACCCTTGGCCAGGAACGGCCGGGCGGTCTGATTCACCCAGCGGTCACGGATGCGCGCGTCCGGGCGCTCGACGCCGAACACGACCTTGCGCTCACGCGGCCAGAACACCGGGTGCCGGAAGGTGCCCGGCTGGCCGCCGTTCTCGAAGGGGCGGGCGTGCGGCGCCTGGTTCTTGTTCACCACGATCGCGATGCCGGGGTTGCGCTTGGACAGGCCGATCTGCAGGCGCGTCGCCCGCGGGATCCGCGTCGACCAGGACGCCTGGAACCGCACACTGAACAGGGCGGCCTGGCCGATGCCTTTCAGCTTGGGCCGCAGGTCCTGGCGGATGTCCGTGGGCATCTTGCCGAGCTGCTTGATGAACAGGCGCAGCTCGGCGGTGCCGTCGACGTCGGCCATCAGCGCAGCGTCGCGCGGAAGGTCAGCTCGTAGTTCACCACAGCCACGACCGCGTCATCGTCATCCCCGCCGTCGAGCTCTCCGGAGGTGACCCCGGCGAACATGACCTCGGGCAGGATCCGGAAGCTCGGGTCCGCGGCGAGCAGCTGCTCCAGCACCGTGCCGATCTGCACGGCGCGACCGTCGGCCTCCTCCTGCTTGCCGCCGGGGATCCGCGTGTAGACGTGCGCGGTGACCGTGAGCGTCTCCTGGCGGGCCAGCACCTGCCCCATCGCAGCCGGCTCGTGGCCGAACCTCGCCGCGCCAAGGTACACGTGCTCGCGTTCGATCCGCCCAGGTGGGCCGTAGCTGACCCGCACACCGCTCACCTGTGGCTCTGCGGCGAAGCGTCGCGTGAGCTGTTCGAATAGCGCTCGCTTCACCGCTGCGGCGGACGTCCCACGCATCACCGGACACCTCCATGAAACAGCGAGTAGTGCTGGGGATCGAAGTTCAGCGGCCGGGAGGCGGGACGGCCGCTCCGTCCCCCGGACTGCCCGTCCCCCTGTCCACCCCGCGCGTACCGCAGGTAGGCGGCATCCACGTCGGGGATTCCCGTCCGGGACGCCCCCGCCGTGTCCAGTTCGTACACCCCGCCCTCGGCCGCCTGGAATGACGTGGCCCGGTCGGGGATACCGCTGCGCGGGGCGGTCAGCAGCCAGCGGAACCGCTGCAGGGCCGCGCGCCGTATTTCGGCCGGCGGCGCGTCGGAGCCGTACTCGTATTCCAGCACGACGTTGCGCACGCCCTCGGTCCAGATGCCGCCGTCGGTGCGGCGCAGCATGCCGTCCCGTGTCACGGCCAGCGCGGCCAGCTGTCCCGTGGTGAGTGGCGTGAAGGCGAACCCCACGCGAGGGGCGATCCGGGCCGAGCGCACAGTCCGCACGCCGCGCAGCATGCTGCCCGCGACCAGTTCGTCACCGCCGTCCGGCAGCAGGAGGTCGCTGGTGCCCGAGCCGTCCAGTGTGATCAGCCGGTAGCGGGGGACGAATGCGCGTCCGCAGATGGCCTCGCACTCGGCCTCGGTGTCCTGCCGCGCCGCCGCCATGGCGGCCGTCGGATAACGGGTGGTGTCGGCCAGCGACTCATCTGAGGCGCGAGCCTCCGCCAGAGTGAAGAAGAACCCGCCGACGACCTCGACCGGCTCCTCGGCGCTCACGGCCGTGCCGCCGATCGTCGCCGCCCACGCCGCAGTGAGCCGGGCCAGCTGTGCCTGCCCCGGCAAGGTGTACTGGTAGGTGCCCGTGTCCGGCCCTGAGGAGGTGGCGGTCCCGGTGGTGACGACGGCGCCGGTAGCGTCCGTCACGGTAACGGTCACCGGCGTCGAGGAGTCCGCCGGGGTCTCCCCCAGATAGAACGTCCGCTGCAAGGTCGCCGACGCGGTACGCAGCACCCGGGTCGCGGTCATGTGCCCCCTTAGGTTTCCAGGCCCGACACCACTGTGCCGGCCTCCTCCATGCTGGCCAGGACCGTCACACCCGCATCCAGGCCCGGACGCACCACAGCACCGCTGCTGAACGCCTCCAGGAACACCTTCAGCGCCGCCCCCACGAGCGCGTCGGCGCCTACCCCACCGTCGCCCAGCAGGACCGGCATCCGGGCGCCGAGCGCTTCCCCTGCGGATCCGCTGTCGCCGAGCGGCGTGGCAGCCGCAATGGCCGCGAGTTCCGCCATCACCGCCGCGTCCAGGAGCGGCACCTGCGCGGAGGCGATCATCGCCTCAGCACTGGTACCCGCATCCGGCAACACGGGCGCGGTGCCGAGCGAGGCCGCGTCCACCGCCGAGCCCATATCGGTGAGCAGGAGCGTCGTGATGACCGAGGGTGCGTCGGTCGCGGCCCCGGCCTCGGGCAGGGTGGTGACCGAGGAGGCCGTCAGCGTCTCGGCGGCTGTCACGCCGTCGGTCAGAGGCTTCGGCGTTCCCGTGCTCGCGTCGTCGGCCGCGGTGGCGCCATCGCTCAGTGTCGCCGTTGCGCTGGCCGTGAGGCTCTCGGCACCCGCCGCCGACAGGTGCAGCACCGCCGCCGCGGCGACCGCCAGGCCCTCGCCACCAGTTGCGGCGTCGGCGAGGGGCTTCGGCGTCCCGGTCGAGGAGTCGTCCCCGGCCGCGCCCATGTCGGCGAGCGGTACGGCCGCGGAGGCGGCCAGAGCCTCGCCCACCGTGCCGAGGTCGCCAACCGGCGCGGCCACCGCTGGTGTGAGGAGCTCGCCCGCCGAAGCGGTGTCTGCGACGGCTCCGGCGGCCTGGAGCGTCAGCGCCTCGGCTGAGGTGCCCGCGTCGGAAAGCCCTGTGATGCCGGTTGCCCCGACAGCGTCCGCGGCTGCGGCAGTGTCCGGCAGTCCGGTCACCCTGGCCACCGTGGCGGCGTCGTCGGCGCCGCCGGTGTCGGCCAGGGCCGTGGAGACGGCCGCCGTCAGGAGATCGCCCGCGGAGCCCACGTCGCCGGGCGAGGCCGCTGCCGCCGCGGACAGTGCCTCGGTGGTGTTGCCCGTGTCCTCGGGCGCGTTGGATGCCGAGACGGGCAACACCTCAGCGGCCGAACCACTGTCCGCCAGCGGTTTGGCGGTGGAGGCGGTGCCAAGGACTTCCAGCGCGATGATCGCGTACTTCTGTCCGGACGGCGCGCTCAGGCCCGTGGTCTTCGCTCCGGCGGTCCCCGAGTCCGGCCAGTAGGCCGAGTAGGCGGTGTACTGGCCGGACGACAGCTGGTAGACCCGCTCCAGTCCGTTGGCCAAGGTCGGCGTGATCGTGTTGATCGTGCGCCAGACCCTTGAGGTACCGGATGTGGCGCTCCAGTCGGCCGAGATGACCACGATCGCGGAGTTGTCCTGCGTCGTGGTCAACGCCAGCGACGGCGCACCGGAGGAGACGTTGGTCTTGCTGCTCACGCCGAACCCGTCGGAGTCGCGGAACCGCGACATCGACAGGCCCCACTGGTTCAGCGCGTTGGACGCCGTCACGGTGACGCTCATCGTCTTGTCGGCGTCCACGGTCGCCGTCCAGGCGTACACCGTGCAGTACTGGCTCACCGCGACCGACTGCTGCAACGTCCACGTCAGCGACCCGCCAGAGATGCCGGTCAGCGTGGTCCCGGCGTCGGCCGTGACCGCTACGACGACCAGCCGGTCACCTGCCAGGGCGCCGATCGAGGAGGAGACCTTGCTGGTGGTCAGGGTCGTCCACGAGGGCCCTTCGACCTCGTCGACGAACGTCGGCGCGGCCACCGGCTAGTCCAGCCCGGTCACACCGGCGAGATCATTCCATTGCGCGTTGATCGTGAATTGGATGTCGGAGTCCGATGAGCCGCTGGTGACGGCGGCGTTCGACGCCACGGCCCATGCGAAGCGCTCGACCCAGCGAGGGCTTTCGAGCAGCACGCTGGTCGCCAGGGCCTGCCGCTTGGTGTAGACCGCGTCGGACAGGCTCGCCTTGTCCTCGCCGGCGATCTGGACGGCCGCCGTGGCGATCCCTACTTTGATCTTCAGTTGGAAGTTGGCGTCGGCGGCCAGCGCGGCCTGGTCGAGGTAGGCCATGCTCCCCTCCCGCTTAGGTGAAGGTCAGGGTGGCCGTGGCCGTCCAGGTCTGGCCGGACGCCTTGGTGCCCTGCGCGATACCGGCTTTCCTGTTGAACAGCGTCGCGCCCACGGTAGTGCCGCCCGCCGCCGTGCCCGAGGTGATGTCGAGCCCGAACTCATTCCAGGCGAAGTTGCCGTCGGCCGTGCCGAACGTGGCCGCGAAGCTCAACGTCCTGGTGCCGAGCGTGCCCGCGCCGGACACCGGCTGGAAGTAGCGGTTCGAGGCGCCCGCCGCCGCGGCGAGGTCGGTGTCGGTGTACGCCTCGGCCGTGTTGGAGTTGCCCACGCCGATGCGCACGTGCGTGGCGTCCAGGGCCTGCGTGCCGCCCTGGTTGGTCAGCAGGTTCATCAGGCGCGTCCAGCCGTTGTTGGTGATGAGGTTGCCCATCACCTCCGAGGTGGCGTACGGCCTAACTCCGAGCCGGGCGAAGTCGGCGCCCGCCGGCGCAGCCAGGCCCGAGCGGCGCCGAACCCAGGTTGTCTGCTCGGCGTCCCATCGCTCGACCAGCCAGCGTGTGGTGCCATGGAGTGCGTCGGTCAGCGCGGTGCCCACGCCGACCGCCACTCCTTCGACGGCACGTGCGATGTCGCTCACGTGTTTCCTTCCTCAGCCGATCCTGATGCTGCCGGACACAGCCCCGGAGACGATCTGGACGTAGATGCCGTTCGTGGTCAACAAGCCGGCTCCGTACAGCTCGCGGGCCGACCCGTTCGCCGCGAGCGTGATCTCCTCCAGGACCGTGCCTGAGGCCGCGGAGGCGTGGTCGAAGATCCGCACCACGGCCGTGGCGCCGGCGGTCTCGCGGACGGTGAACCCGCGGTAGATGGCCGGGGTCGCGCTGACGGGCTGGTCGGAGCCGGTCAGCGGGACTGGGCGGACCAGCGCCATCATCGGGCCTGCGCGTACACCTGGACGGTGCCGGCGGGCATCGCCAGCCCCGACGCGGTGACGAGCTTCTCGACGGTGAGGTGGTCCCCGGCCGCGATGTTCAGGTCCGCGGCCGTGGCGGACAGGGTCATGGACTCTGGCACCAGGGCCGAGCTGTTGGTGGCGGCGTAGGAGCGGGTGGCCGGCTGCGCGGTGCCGGAGGCGTCGGCCTTGCGGTTGCGCAGGGTGAGGGTGAAGTAGTTGGTGCCGTTGGCGGTGACGGCCCCCTTGGGGATCCACCGCACGGCGGTGATCTTCATGTTGAACGGGGCGATGATCCCCGTGAACTCATCCGGTGTGGCGGCGGTCGACTGGCCGGGGACGGGGATCGGGAAGATCAGGTCGCCGCTGAGCTCCTTGAGCTGCGTCACGATGTGCTCCTGGTGGTCGTGATGGTCGAAGGTCAGGCGACGCCGTAGCCGGCGTACAGGCCGCGGTGGTCCAGGATCGTGCCGGAGTAGATGTGGCGGATCTTCAGCGTCATCTTGTCGGCGTTGAACATCGACCCTGAGGTGGCGTCGGCCTGCGTGAACAGCTCCGGGTCCTGGCGGCCGAGGTAGAAGCCGATCTCCAAGGTCGGCACGGCCTGCGGGTCGGCCGACAGGAACCAGTCCGAGGGGTCGGTCAGGAACGACAGCACGAGAAACTCCATGCTCTGGTGCAGGTTCGGCGCCGTGCGCGACAGCTCGGCGTCGGTGGTGGCGGCGCCGACCGACACCGCGGAGGTCACCAGCGTCCAGGCGAGCTCCTCCAGCGCGGAGGGGACGATGAGCAGGCGCGGAGTGTTGTCGAGGACCTCGTTGGGGTCGCCGTAGGCGACCTGCTCGCGCATCCGCCTGCGGGCGACGGTGAGCGCGGACTGCGACAGCACCGAGGTGGTGATGTTGTTGCCGTGGCTGGCGTGGAACAGCGCGGTGCCGTCGTAGGTGCAGGTCGCGTTGGTGGACAGGAAGCCCCAGACGAACCGGAGCAGGGTCTGCGCCGCCGCCCGGCCGAGCTTGGTGGGGATCTGGGAGATCTTCCGCACGTCGTCGTTGGCGATCATCTCCAGGGTCAGATCCTCCGTGCCACCCTTCTTGTTGATCGCGTAGGTGGCCTCCTCGTCCCCGGGAGAGGTGAGGGGCTGGTACGGCGCGCCTTCGTTGACGACCGGCAGGGATCCGTAGCCGCCGATCCGGCCGATCCGCTGGGTGCGGAAGTCGTTCACCGGCACGATGCTGGAGACGACCCGCCGCCAGGACTGCAGGTTCGGCAGCTGGTACATCGCCATCATGCGCCGGGTGATCGAGTCGCCGAGCACCTGCGCCCACGAGCCGGAGTCGAGCGACTCCTCGGCCCGGAATCCCGAGTCGAAGCCGCCGCCGAAGGACTCGCGGAGCATCGTGCGCGAGAAGTCCTCGTCCCAGCTCTTCGGCTGGCGGCCGGTGATTTCGACGAACGCCTGCCGGAAGCTGTTGAAGCCCTCGGAGAAGTTCCCCGAGAAGAACGAGTCCAGCGCCGCGACCTTCTTGTCGCGGTCCTCCTGTGTCACCTTCACCGTCACCGTCGGGGTGAGGGAGGCGCGCTCCAGGATCGCCAGGCCCGACTTCACCGTGGCGATCTGCGCGTCCACCGCGCTCTCGGTCACCATGTCGGGCAGGGCCGCGGCGACCGCCTCGACCGCCGAGGCGGGCAGGCCGGCGTCCTCGACCTTGGACCGGATGAGTAGCTGCCCGAGGAAGCTGCCCTTGGGCTGGGCGACCTCGACGGCCTTCTGCTCCTCCTGCTTGGGCGGCGCGGGCGGCGTGGGCGTGGTGGTCTCGGTGGTGGCGGCCTTGGCCAGGCCGACCGCCGCGAGCTCCTCGTCGGTCGCGTCCTTGAACGCGGCGAGGATTTCCTCCTTGGTTGCGGGCACGGGTGCCTCCTTTGCTTCGTCGGGCTCCGCGCCCGTTTCGGTGGGGTCGACGTTCGCGACGACCCGCGACGCCTTGCCTCCGGCCGCCGGGTCCGAGACCAGGTCGACCGAGTTGACCTTCGTGATGGCGGTGGCTTCCTGCAGCTGCACGCCGTTCTCGGTGACCGATTTGAACGTCGCGTAGACGTCGTGGCTGAGACCGATGAGCGGGTCCAGGCCCTCGGCCTGACCGGCGAGCGCGGCATCAAGGGCCTCGGCGGCGTGCGTGGCGGACGGGAGCAGGTGCAGGTCGGCGTACAGGCCATCGTCGGCCGCCTCGACGGACCGGTACGCTCCGACCAAACCGACGATCGTGCCGCTCTTGAGCTCGGCCAGGTCCCGGTGCCGGTCGTACGCCTTCGCACCCTCGTACCGAGCGGCGGCTGCCGCCAGCACGGCCTGCGGGTAGCGTCGGCCGTTCTTGGAGTCGCCCGCCTCGATCATCCGCACCCGGTAAATCCGCCCGCCGTCCGGCGTGCTGCCCTTGGCCTCGATGACCCGGGCGTCGGCGCGGGCCGCGACACGGTCGGTCTCCACGAGCTCGGCCGCGCCGTCGTCCGGCTCGGCGGCGGGCGCGCCGGCGGGCGAGGGAGCGTAGGTGCGGACCACCTTGACCGGGTCGCCGAGCGTCACCTCGCCGGCGGCGTCGATCATGTAGTCGCACTGGTACAGGTCGTCATCCCCGGCTGCGTACACCACGGCGGTCGTGGTGAGGTCGGAGATGTACACCCAGACGTAGACGTCGGAGCCGAGCGCCGAGCGCAGCCGCTCGCGCAGGGCCCGGCGGACGAGCTCGCGGATGTCGTCGAACGACCGGGCGCCGTCGATCATCGCTTCGGTCGCGGGTCGTTCCGGCGCCGACGTCGACTCGGTGACCCGGACGACGCTCATGACGGTCTGACCGCAGGTCGGGCACACCGGCATGCTGGCGGGGAAGTTGCTGCCATGGAACGCGGCGGTTGCCGCCTCCTGGTTGCACTGCCCACAGACCCCCGGCCCGCCGCACCGGGCGACGAGCTGCGGGCTGGGCTCGATGGGCGGGCCAGCGCCGATCCAATGACCGTGCGTCGTGTACGTCACAGCAGTTCCTCCAGCCGGGTGATCAGGCTCTTGCGCGGGCTCGGCCGGGATTCCTCGGCCTCCAGTGCGGCCCGCGCACGCCCGGCGTCCTCACCGACCCAGGTCATGACCTGCTCGACGGTGCCGTCCGGCACCTGTTCGGGTGCGTCGTCCTGGCCGTCGGCATCCGGACCCCCGATGTCCGGTTCCGTCAGCTCGGCCCGGCGCAGGTGGGCGTTGTCGGCGTGGTCGTCGAGGGCGTAGTAGCCGTCATCGCCGATGAGGCGGCGCGCGCCGCTGGCCATCAGCGCCACGGCGCCGTCCTGGGTGTCGGTGACGGAGTTAACCTCGCGCGGCGCGACGCCCATCGCGCGGGCGGCTTCCTCACGCGTCGTCATTCGCTGCTCCTCCCACGACCGCGAGGCGGCCTAGTTTCGGGCTCTTGGCGTCGTCCACCGCCGTGGCGATGTCACCGGGGTTGGCGTCCGGTGTGCCGAGGTCGGCCGAGTAGGGGACGCCGACGAAGTCCTCCCACGCCTTCCTCGCGGCGACGCCGGCGGCCTCGCGGGTCAGCACGCCGGATGCCACGAGCTTCTCCAGGCCGGTGGACAGGTTGAGCAGGACGTTGGCCGTCAGCTCGGCATCGGCCGCGGCCACCTCGGGCCCGGTCACCGTCACCGCCATGGCCGCCGGGATCTGGTAGGTCTCTCCCGTGCGCGGGTCGGACGCCTGCACCGTGCGCGGGAGCCGGCGCGCGGCCACGGCCCGGTCCACCGCGTACCGCGTCAGCTCGGTCTGGTAGCCCAGCCACTGCCGCTGGACACCCTGCACGCGCCGGCGCACCGGCTCGGCCATGGTCAGCGAGGTGGCGCGGTTGGCGTCCTCCGGCTCGGCCAGCCACGTCTTGGCGAGCCCGGCACCCGCCGACACCAGGGTGAGCACGTTGCGCGCGGCGTTGGTGTCCTCGTAGCTGCCGGTGTTGGCGGTCTTGGCCTCCCAGGTGACCGACTCGTTGTGCACCTCGACCGACCCCGACCGGGGCACGTGGGTGCCACCCCGGGCGGCGATGAACTCATCCACCTCGGTCTGGCCGCCGCTCACGGTGACGTCCCACACCAGGTAGCGACCGAGCGCGGTGCGGTCGATCAGGTTGGACAGGACGTTGTCGTAGCTGTCCAGCCAGTCGAGGATCGGCATCATGAACGGCATGCTGCGCCGGTCGGTGATCAACGTCTTGAACGGCGTCCACCATTGCGCCGCCCCGTCGCGCAGCCCGGTGCCGTCGTCGACCGCGGCAACCTTCAGCCGCTTCTCGGTGCCGTCCGCCAGGCCGATCACGACCTCGTCGGGCCACAGCGGGTTGCCCGCCACGAGGGTCACGTCCGTGACGCCGGTGGTGTCCACCGGCGAGTACCGCACCACGCCCGAGGTCTGGCCGCGCATGAGCTCCAGGAGCGTCTCCCCCATGATCAGCTGATCGCGCAGGAAGATCTCCTGAATGCCCGCGAGGTTGTTGCGCGGGTCGCTCCAGAACTCCTCGACCACGCCGCGGACCGCGGGGTTGTTCGCCTGGAAGGTGACGCCCTTGTCCCCCACGCAGAACGCGGTGTAGGTGTCGATCACGGCCCGCGCCATGGGGTTGGTGCGGTAGGCCGCCACCGAGTACTGGCGGGCGCGCTCCTGGGTCCAATACGGCACCTCGCGCCCCGCGGTGCCCGCGCGCCGCCATCCGTAATCGCCGTCGACCGGGTCTGTGCCGTACCCGCCCGAGGCCCCCGATGCCACCAGCTGTGCCGGGGTGGCTTCGACCGCGCGCCGCGGCGGCACGAAGATCGACCTCATCGCGGCCTCACGAGCCTGTCAGGGGTTCCGGCGCGGGTCACGGGGTTCAGGCCGCCTTCGCGGTAGCCCGGCGCGGAAGGTCAGGCTCAGCCTGACCTCGAATCGGCTCGGCGGCCTGCGCGCTGATCCCGGCCAGGTAGGCGACCCCGAGCGCCTCCACTCCGCCCACAAGGACCGCCCACCACGCCGACCCCGTCAGCCCGCCGACCGCCACGGCGATGGCGGCCAGGCCGAGCAGGCCCACCAGGTTGGAGGCCGTGCCGAGGGAGATCCGCGGCAGGCGGAAAGACACGATCATCGGGGGTCCTCCTCAGATGGTCAGATGGTCAGCCGCTCCGACGGCCTCCACAGGTTGCGGTCATCGCCCGGCGGCGGGGCCGGCGCGGTCGCCGGCGGCGCCTTCTCGGCCTCCTGTACGGCCATGGCTTCCTTCAGCGCGTTCATCAGGGCCGAGACGCCGTCGATCTTGTCTCCGCTGTTGGCCTTGTCCGGCTTCACGTTCCCCGAGGAGTCGCTGACCACGGCGAGGTTGTCGACCATCCACCGCATGACCGGGTTCCCGCCGTGTAGCAACCGGCCGCCCTTGACCAGGCGCAGCGTGCTCTTCAGCGGCTCGTTCATGGACGCGATGCCCTGTGAGATGGGCACGCACGTCAAGCCGCCGTCCCCGAGCCGGCGCACCACATCGGTGGCGCCCCACCGGTCATAGCCCACCGTCACGACCCGGAACTTCTGGGCGTCCTCGTCGATCTGCTTGACGATCGCGTCATTGTCGATCACGTTGCCCGGGGTCAGCTTCAACCAGCCCTCACGGGCCCAGACCTCAGCCGAGCCGGCGGTTCGCTTGTTCAAGACCTTCAACTGGTCCTCGGGAAGCCAGAACCGCCACACCACCTGGTAGGAGTCCCCGCCCGCCTCCGGGAAGACCCAGCACAAGGCCGTGATGTCCTCGACATTGCTGAGGTCCAGGCCGCCGTGCGCCCTCCGGCCGGCCAGGGCCGCCTCATCGACCAGTCCCGCCGAGGTGTCCCAGTCCGACAGAGCGATGTACTTGGTGACCTGCTTGGTCCGGATCCCCAGATGCAGCCGCAGGTACGTCGCGAGCGCCGCCGGGTCCTGGCGAGCCTCGCTCGCCTTGGTCTCCAGGTACTCCTGGGTCGGCGAGATCCCGAACCCGGGGTTGGCCCGCCGCATCGCCTCGGTGCCGAACGGGTCCAGTCCGAGCTCGCGCAGATGCTCCTCGGACTCGGCCGCGGCGAACACCACGCCGTAGGTGGCCGGATGCTTGATGACGCGCCGCGCGAGCTCCTCGATGCGCTTGCGCGTCCGCGCGTAGATGGTGTTCGGCTTGCCGTCGTCCGCCGTGGTGATCTTCGCGACGAGCGGCTGCTCACGTGAGCCGGTGCCCGTCTCGATCGCCTCGACCAGCTCCGGCGACTTGTGCAGGTGGAGCTCGTCGACCACCGCGCCGTGGATGTTCGCGCCGTGCTGGGCATCGGCCGCCGAAGACACCACGGCGAAGTACGACCCAGTCGCCTTATGAATGATCTTCTTGGCGAGGGCCTTCACGTATGGCTTCAGCGCCGGCGACCGCTCCGCGATCTGCTTGATCGGGGCGAACACGAAGTTCGCCTGATCCGCCGTCGTCGCCGCCGCGACCACCTGGGCACCCTGCTCGCCATCGGCCGCCGTCAGATAGATCGCGATCCCGCCGCACGTCGTCGTCTTCCCGTTCTTGCGGGGCACCTCGACGTACAGCACCCGGACGACCCGCACCCACCGCCGGGCCCGATTCCGCTTCACCCACCCGAAAACCGGCGCCAGGATGTAGGCCACCTGCCAGGGATCCGGATTCAGCGGCCGGCCCGCCCACTGGCCCTGGGTGTGCCGCAACCGGCGGAACGCGGCGATCACCTTGTCGACGCGCTCGCCGTCGAACCGCGCCGTGGCCAGTAGCTCGCCGGGCTCGGGTGTCTTGAACAGCGGAGGGCAGGTCGGGAGCGGGATGCCCCTCGTGATCAGGTAGTGCGCGACCTCGGGCGACAGCTTGAGCCGCTTCAGCTCCTCCTGCGGCGGAAGCTGGACCTCAGGCGAACGGGTTGTCTTCCTCGCCATCGTCCGCCTCCGGGGTGCTCAGGCGGTTCTCAGCGGACGGCGTGAACCCGAACTCGGCGCACCAGCTCCTGAGTTCCTTCGACGCGGCCTCGATCACCGCGACCGCCGGATGCCGCACCCGGCCCTGGCTGTTCCTGCCGAGCACCGACCCGCCGTCGGCGAGCATCTCCTTCTGCGCGCGCACCAGCCGGTCCCACGTCAGCACGTACGCCGTGAGCGCGGCCCGGTCCACCGGCTTGGTGAGCTGGAGCCGCGCGAGCTCCGGCACCACCCGCTCCCACTCCGCTCGCGCCTCCTCAGGCAACCAGTCCGGCGCATCCGGAGGCAGGCGCACGAACCCCGGCGACGGCTTCACCGACCGGCCGCCCGAGTCCCGGCCCGGCGCGCGGCCCTCGATCAGCTTCAGCGCCGGCGGCTTGGGCTTGGGAGCGGCCATCATCAGCTCCTCACGATCAAGAGGGGGCTCCGGAGTTGAGCCGCAAAAAATGCACCTAGGGCGCGGTCATGGCATAGGGCCTCTGACCTGGGAAAGTACCCCGGGGGGCCTCTGACCTGCGGAAACGCGGTCAGGTGGGCCGTGTTCCTTTCCTCGCGTTGCAGGAGACGCACAGCACGGTGAGCGGACCGTCCTCACGCCCGCCTGCGGCCACGGCTGTGATGTGGTCGGCGGTGAGGTCGCGTGCTGGGTGGGCGGGCACGCCGTATCCGGGGCACCAGTTTCCGTAGCGGGCGCGCCATGCCCGTACGGTCGCAGCTCTGCGCATCTGGTCTGCGCTGAGTCCTGGCCGGCGCTGAGCCCGGGCTCGCATGCGGCAGGCGTTGCACGTGCCCGTTCCCCTGTGCAGATGGTGGCATTCAGGGCAGCGCGAGGAGGGCTTGGTGGGCAAGCCGCGCCCCCTAAGACGCGAAAAGCCCGGTTTGACCGGGCTTCACAGACACCTCTCCTGACACGAATTATGCGGCTGAAAATGTTCCAAGGTCAACACGGCCGCGCATCACCACGGCGTGTGCCACCTGCAGCGCCGTCGCATCATAAGTTGGGCAGGGTCGACCGCGCGTGCCTGTTCGTCTGCTCCCACATGGCTTGATCCCGAGGACGGCGATCATCGCACGGATCTCCTCCGGGCACATGTGCGGATCGAGTTGCTCGGCAGCCTCAGCGACGGTCCAGGCGTCCACAGGTCCATCCTGAGCCATCAGTCCTTCGAGGACCGCCCATACGCCAGGTAGAGCCCCGTGACAGCCACTGCAAGGGCCAGCGAAGTCATGGCGCTGTCCAGGATCGGATGAACCTTCGAGTCCAAGGCGACAGCATAGGGAATCGGAATCGTCATGCCCCAGAAGACGGCAAGGCAGAGTGCCCACCCGAGGCTCACGGCCTGTTCTTCGGTTTCTGCGGGTAGCTCGTCGACAACCTCCTCAATCGCTTGCCGTAGCTCTGGCGTAGTGAGGATCTCCTCGGCTGCTTTCCCTATGACGTCTGCATCCGCCTGGTTCACTACCTCGACAAATGACCGGGCTTCAGGTGGCGGTCCCGGATTTTGAGTCATCAGCCGGTAGGCACCGGTGAGGTCTGGCAAGTCCAGGGGGGGAGGTACCGGTAGCGCGGGTCCGAATTTTGCATAATCCGGTCCGGCAGGTCCAAGCTTTGCAAAGGCTGTTCCGGCGCGACCTAGTTGCCCGAGATCCGGCATCGCAAGCCGCGTCTTCTGCAAGGCTTCGCCGATTTCCCGAATCTGACGAAACATCTCAGAGCTGCCGATCGCCTGAGCAAGGGACTTCACCGCCTGCTCGTTGACTTCCGCGAGTTGGCGTCCAATCTGCCCCATGACAGCCTGGACACTCGGCTGGATCGCCTGAGCTACATGCTTCCCCACGGCCTGAAGAGCAGCACGCTGGGCAGGCGAAAGGTTGCTGTAGTCGCCGTCATCAGCAAAATCAGCGATCGACATATCGGGCATTGTAGCCCCATAAGCCTACCTCGGCCTGCCGTTCACGCGGCAGCTTTGTAGTAGATGGTGCGCCCGTCGGCCCATGCCACGACAGCGTCACCATTGATGTAGTTCTTGTCGACCATGCCCTTCGGCCGGTTGCCGTTGGAGTCGGTGCACTTGGCGTTCATGCAGGCGACGCGACCGGACTGCGTGGCCAGCCGCAACGAGTACGTTTTGCAGTACGGGCAGCCGGGCGGCAGGTCCCCGCGGGGCACGCGGATCGGGATCCATGTCTCGGACTCCCCGATGTCGCGGATCTCCTGGCTCTGCTCGATCCAGCCCTCCAGGCGGCGGCGAGCGTCCCGGGCGACATCCTCAGGTACCCCGTACACGAGCTTGACGATCGCGTCGAGCGCCGCCGTGGTGTTGCCGTCGGATCCGCCGCGCTCGCCGGTGTGGCCGGTGACGCGGTAGCGGAGGTCCTGCTCCAGCTGCCGTACGCCCGCGTGGATCGTCATCAGCACAGGGCCGGCCTCGGGGTGCCAGGGTGCCGGCGACCCGGTGATCTTGTGGTGCTGGACGGATCCCCGGGTGGCGTCAGCGACCTGCTCGGGCAGCAACTCGCGCAGTTGGTCGATGAGGGGTTTCAGTTCGGCGACGAAGCCGGACACCTCCTCGGCAGGGGTCATGAATCGAGACTAAGGCCAAGCCAGCCGAAGGAAGTCGGCCTTTCCCCCTTTCCCGTATGGAAAACGGCCCCTCGTGGGAGAGGCCGTTGCATAAGAGGGCTCCGGGAGGAAGTCTGTGCGGTGAGGGCCGCGAGGCTTCGCCGGCGACCTACCTCTTGCGCATTCCCATGGACACGGGGGTCCAGGCGGTGACGTCGGCCAGCCGGATTCGCCACCAGGCGCCTTCACCCGTCGGCAAACGGTCGCCGGTCAGGGTGAATCCGTCACGCAGGTGCAGGAACTCAGGAAGGTCGAGCTTGAGATTGCCATTTCCCCCGGCGACCCAGTTTGCCGCCTCACGCTGCTCGCGCTGCTTCTGAGCATTCGCGCCGAGCTGCGCGAAGAGGGTGTTGTAGTCCTCCTGGTCGTAGTCGAGGAACTTGTAGGTGTGGCGGATGTCCTGCACGACGTTGTTGGCGTACTCCTCGACGGACACGAGGACGCCGGTGAGGACCGCGCCGTTGACGGTCAGCGTGAGGCCGATCGACCGCGATGGATCGCGGTCGATGATCGTTACGAGGGCTTGCAAGGCCCGATCTGGGTCGTTCATGGCCGGATCATAGAGATACGTAGTGACAGAATCCCGGTTATCGGGCGATTCGGTATGAAGCTCGGGCGCCACAGACGGGCGACTCCATAGACTGGGCTGCGGTCCCCTTCTCGGTGGGCCACGGCCGGCGGGTTGCCTGCGGCCTCGGCCGCCCCGCCGGTCCCCACGCGAAAGCCCCCGCCTTGGGCGGGGGCTCGGTGTGCTGGTCAGTTCATCGCATCGCGCTGGTCGAGCAGCCCGGAGGCGATGGTCACCAGCATCTCGACCTGGCCGAGCGCGTCGAGGATGATCGCCTCACGGAACTCCGCGCCGTTCTCGGCGTAGCTGACGATCAGGTCTCCGGCGGCGAGCCAGCGCAGGGTCAACGCCCAGATCGCGCTCCGGATCTCGTCAGAGATGGGCCGGTTGTCGATCTCGTCAAGTGCGACGATCATCGACTGGCGTACGTCCTGAAGCTCACCGTCGCCGACGACGTGGATACCGATCCGCGCGAGAACCTTGGCGCAGTGGGTGAGGGTGTGCGCCCAGTTGGCGACGAATTCGACCAGCCGGGGGGTTTCATCGAAGAACACGGGGTCTCCTTTTCTCGGTGGTGGGGTTGCCTGCCCCATTTCCAACGATTCAAGAATAACCGGCTGTACCGACGTTTTCCGTATCCCGGCGGACAGATCCGCGTTATGTGCGCGGGTCGTTTACCAGCCGGAAATCGGAATACTCATCTCCTTTGATCCCCATGGTCAAAAGCGCGGTGAATTCCCGCCCCGGCAACTCGCTTACCGGTATTCCGGCGTCCTCGGCGACCCTCGCGGCGGGGACCCGCACCGAGGCGTTCGTCCCGCGGATCGCCAGTTGTGCCATGTCGGGCGCGCCGAAGACGCCGTCGAAGACGGCGAGCACGTACACGGTGACGCGGTGACTCATCGGTCCTCTATTCCTCGACCTTGGCCGCCATGCGGATGCTGCTCGGCCAGTACGAACTGGGCCACGGCGGGGGCCACGGCGCGGCCGAGCTCTGCGATGGCCAGGAGACGCTCCTCCGGGGCGCAGGCCACCCTGTCGATGTGGTTGATCACGGCTTGGACGTTGGGGCCGTTGACCGGCAGCGTGGCGGCCAGGCGCACGATGAGCTCGATATACGGGCTCTCGCCGTCCCGGGCGTGGATGTCGTCGAGCTGCTCGCCGGCGGTCTGCTCGTCCAGGCCGAGGGCGTCGACCACGCGCCGGATGAGCAGGGGCCTCAGCTCCTCCCATTCCTCGCGCGGGGGCGGGGTCCACCGGGCCGCATCCGAGCTTCCGCGCCAGTCGGGGAGTATGTCGTCGTCGAGTGCCGGGTCAGGGCGCACGAGGCTGGTCCTTCCGGGGCCGGCCGCCGCCGGTGCCGCGGCCGGGGCGGTTCTTGGCCCACACGATGATGGTGTTCGGCCGCCAGCGGGGGGTGCGGACGACGAGCTCGTCCTCGTCGGGCAGGCCGCTGGCGTCGCCCTTCTTGCCGCGCTGGCGGTAGACCCAGACGGTGGTCTGTGCCACGTCGAGGTAGGCGGCGACGTCCTCGGTCGTCCACCATTCCGCCTGGGGGTCGGCGAGGCGCCGGGTGGGCTCGGCGCCAGCGTCATCGCCTGTCATGGGCCGGTGCTTGTCGCGGTGACCATGACAAGGATTATGGACCGTTGCGGTGCCGCCGATCACGTGGGGCTCGTGTTCTGCCGTTGCAGAACCTGGAGCTCCGCGCGTAGCCGATGGACCTCGTCGCGGAGTTCGGCGACCTTGTCGGCCTCGGCGTACGCCTGCGCGCGCCACAGGTCCGCCTCGGTGACCAGCTCGTGGATCAGCACTGTGCGGCGAAGGTCGGATACGCCGACCAGCGCGAGCAGGGCGTCTCGCTGCGCGCGGACCTCGCGCAGGGAGTCGGTGATCGCGGCCAGCTCGGCCTTCAGGTCGAGGAGGTCCTGGTGCTCGGCCAGGCTCTCCTGGAGGCTACGCGTCTCGCGCGCCTCGGCGAGGCGGAGCCGGACCAGGACGGGCCCGAGCCTCTCCAGGAGGAGATCCTCGGGCCGCGTGCCCGGACGGTACTGGTAGGCGAGGTAGCGGCGGGCGAGGTCGTCGAGCAGTTCGTCATCGGCCGGGTCGGCGACGATCGCCTCCAGGGGGCCGTTCACGTCCGCTCTTCCAGGGCGCGGCTGCGCGCCGTGGCCTTCTCCAGGCCGCGGTTGCAGGCGTTGACCAACTTCTTCAGGTGACGGTCCAGCGCGGCGGCGTCGATGGCGCCCTGGTCCTTGCCGAGCTGCCAGTGCAGGCCGATCACGCCGATGCGCAGCTGCTCGTAGGCGTCCATGACACCGTTGAGCCGGTCGACATGGGTCTGCAGCTCGGTGATCGTCCCGGCGTGGATCGCGCAGTCCCGCCACCGCGTGGCCTCGGCGAGCTCGCGGCGGCGGGCGTCGACGGCCTGGGCGTGGGCGCCGGCGACGCGGGCCTCGGCCTTTAGCGCGCGCTCGCGCCAGTGGACCATCCACCGCTCCAAGTAGCTCGGGTCGGGCGGCTCTTGGGCGGGCTTGAGCCGGGCGATCTCCTCGATCGGGTGGCAGTCGTGGTCGCACACGAGCAGCTGGCCGTCGGCGTAGCCGATGCACATGCCGCAGGCGCCGCCGCGGCAGTTGTCGGACAGGTTCGGCGGGGTGTCGCAGCCGCATGGCTCGGCCCGTGGGCCGAGGGCGGGGTCTATCGCGGCGATGAGGTCGGCGCCGAGCCGGCCGCCGGTGGCGTGGCCGAGCCGGACCCGGCGGCCGTCGAGCTCGACGGTGACGACCAGATGCCGGGTGTCCGTCATAGTCCCTCACCCATCTTCAGGCCGCTGTCGACGCTCAGAATGGCGCGGCCGGTCGTCTCGACCTGCTCGCGGGTGGCCAGGCTCTGGTGGCGGGGCGGTCCGAGGCGGGCGCGCAGCGCTTCCAGGGTGCAGGCGCAGATGGGCCAGGACTGGTAGAGCAGCCCGCCGTCGGGCAGCTGCTCAGCGAGGCTGAGGGTGACGTCGCCGTGGTCGGCGTGCGGGTCCTCGGTCATGGTCGGCCTTCCGTGGTGGTGGGCGGTGGAGCGGCGTACACGGTGACCCCGGTGGGGCAGGGCCCGAGCGAGTCGAGCTTGCGGGTGATGGCGGCCAGGTGGGTGGCGTCTTGGTAGCGGCCCGAGGCGCTGGCGCGGGCATGGGCCAGGGCGACGATGTCCAGGAGCGTGACGGTCTCCTCGGCGTTGAGCCGGACGGCGATCGTGCCCGTGGGACGGGAGTCGTCGGTGATAGGCATCGGGCACTCCTGCGGGAGGGTGGGGCGGCCCGTCCCCTGATCGGGCCGCCCCGGTGGAGTGGTCAGCGGCGGGCCAGCGTCATGAGGCGCTGGTGGGTCTTGGTCTTGTCGTTGTCGTCGGTGCCCTCGATCAGGGCGGTGGCGCGGGCGATCTCCTCGGTCATGGTGCGGCCGGGGCGGCGCGGGGCGACGTGGTCGAGGTAGTCGGTGATGGAGCGTTCGGCGGCGTAGGCGGTGCGTCCGAGCCGTCCCGCCTCGCCCTCGAACATGCCGATCAGGGTGTCGCGGCGGCGTGCGGCCATGTTGACGGTGCGGGTGGTGGCGTCCTCCCCCACCGGCCACAGGCCGGTGATCAGCCGGTCGAACTCGTCCAGCGTGATCGTGGTCTGTGCGAGGAGGGTCTCCTCGGTGGCCCACTCCTGGTAGTAGGCCACGGTCAGGCCGAGGGCGCGGCGGGCCTCGGCGATCCGGTCCAGCGCGCCGGAGGTGTGCCGCACGCCGAAGCGGCTGTAGGCGTCGCGGACGGCGCACCGCTCGGTGTTGGCGCACACCGGCCGCCATGGGGTGGCCACGACCTGGGCCTGTGAGCTGGCGTCGTGGCTGTTGACCATGACGAGGAACGGCACGATCTCGTCGTGGATGCCCTCGGCGTCGATGGTGACCGTCTCGGGGAGCCGCAGGGAGACGAAGACCTTCCGGCCGCCGCGCAGTGCTCCGGCGGATTCCCAGATCACGCCGTGGTCGTTGACGAGGTCCTCCAGGAACTGGAAGATCTCGTGGTTCTGGATCGGGACGTACTTGCTGCCGACCACGCCGAGCGCGCCGCCGGTGTCGGTGCGGACGGTGACGAAGTGGTCCGGCGCGGTGCGGAGCGTCGGGGTGTCCTCCTGGTCGGTCATGAAGCTGTAGCGGACCTCGCGGCGTTCGACCTCGAAGTCGATGCCGCCGAGGCGGAGCACCTGCGCGATGTCGCAGATGCCGTCGGGGATGACGTTGCCGAGGCCGTGCCAGGCGGGGGTGGTGGTGTAGAGAGCGGCCTGCCCGGTTGTGGTGTCCAGGCCGTCGCGGCCGATCACCTCGTAGGCGTCGAAGCCCGCTCCGGTCCAGGTCCCGTCGGCGCGGCGGGTGGACCCGAAGCGTTCCATCTGCGCGCGGCGCTGGTCGTAGAACTGCTGGTTGACATCGAGTGCCATGACTGTCCCTTCCGGGGGTCGGGCCGGGCGGCCCCCTGCCGCCCGGCAGGGGGTCACAGGATGGGGTCTCCGGGGGTCCAGCGGGCCTCGCCGTATCCGTCGGGGTGAATCTGGCGGATCTCGGCGCGGATGCGGGCGAGCGCCGCACGAGCCGGGTCTAGACCAAAGTGGTCGAGCAGGAAGCTGCCGCCCGGCAGGACGTCGAGGTTCTGGATGCGGTCCACTCGGAATGAGCGGGGATCGCCGCTGCGCCGGTCCATAGCCCGAACGATCACGTGGCCGCGTGCCGTCTCGGTGAGTTCGTAGGGCTCGATCGTGCGGGTGGTCCACTCGCCGCCCCCCGCCACGTAGGTGATCATCACCGGGTGTTCGGCGGCGATCGCCTCCGCCAGCACCGGGCGGAGGGCGGGCTCGTCGATCGGGGTGATGCTGGCGTGGCGGACGCTGGTCAGGCTGTAGGGGCCGGTGAGCCGGTACCGCTCGGCGTCGTGAGCGGCGACAACGAAGATCACGCCGTGGAGCCGCTCGATGCTGCCGTGGTAGCGAACCCGCGTCCCGACCTCGTACATGGCCCCTCCACAAACTTTGTCCAAGTTACCTATACCAAGTATCCGCCTTCACGGAAACTATGTCAATGTCACATATACAAAGTTTTTGGTCTGTGCCTGCCAGCAGCACACCGTGTAGCGGGCAGGCGCGGAGATCGCCTCGTCACTACGGTCCGGCAGGGTTCGGCATGAGGTGGCGGGCCGAGTCGGACGGGGGCGGTATGGGTGGAGCTCGCGTGATCAGTGGGACGCGGAGGATCGGCCGGCGGCGTGGCAGGTGTAGCACTGTCGGATTGGCAGGAACTCGGAGCGGCTAAGGCATGGCTGGTCGGCAGGTTGCGCTCGGACCGGAGTGGGTCGTTATGGCGAGTCACCGACGGGGAGCGATGGCCAGGCATGGCTTGTCACCGTGGGCAGGGCCGTGCGGCATGAGAAGTCAGGCGGTCAGGAGAGGGCCAGGGCAGGGCATGGCCGGTCGGTGCGGCGTGGCTGGAGATGGCAGGACGAGAGCGGTCGGCCGCGGGTTGATGGGAGTCGGGAAGGCGTGGAACGTCGGCATGGCGCGAGAGGACAGGCGACGAGTGGAGCTGTCGTACAGGATCGGGGCGGGTTGGCCAGGTATGTCGGCTGGGCACGGTCGGGCTCGGGTAGCGGTAGGCCAGTCGAATCGTCACGTGATGGCCAGAGGCGGCGGGGCTTGTCGCCCGGCGGTGGCATGTGAGGGTCGGAGACGTTAAGTCGGATCGGGGCCGAAACGACCGGTTCCGGTTTGTGCGGGCTGGGTTCGACATGTCGCACGGGGTGGGGATGATCGGCTCCGGCAAGGCCGGGCTGGGCTCGGAAGGTCGACGCGGAGTGCCGTTGAGCGGGCCGGTTCGCGAAGTCGGATCGGGGTGGGTGGGCTAGCCGTATCGGTCACGGCGTCGCAGGAGAAGGCGTCACTCGACGGTTTCGATCTTGTCCCAGGCGCGCAGCTCGAACTTACCGTCTGAGCGTGCGCGGTCCGCGCCGATGCCGATGTCCTCGCCGCGCTGCCAGATGCGCCCCCACTCCTCAGTGGAAAGGAAGTCGTCGTGCACGCGGAGGGTGAAGGTCAGCAGCGGGCCCTCGACGTACTCGACCCGGGCGATCGAGCTGCGCGGGCCGGTGGGCGTTCTGACGTGCTTGACGCGCTCCTCGATCCCTGTCGGCTCGGTGACGCCCAGCGGGATGAACACCTCCGGGACGAACACGCGCTCGGCCAGGGTGGCCATGAGGCCCTTGCGGAAGGTGCTGGCGACCTTCTTCTTGGACGGCCAGTCCGTGCCCGGGTAGGCGCTGTTGGCCCACTCCTTCAGCGCGGCCTTCATACACCGGCCCTCGTATGCGAGTTCGCCGGCGGGCGTGCGCTTGAAGCCGTTCACGCTGACCTCGGCCGCCTCGGACTCCATGAGCGCCTGGGCGAGCGCGTCCGCGGTGGGCTGGCGGTCGGGGAACCGTTCGGTGAGGGTCTGCTCGGCGAGCTCCTGCAGGTCGCGGTCGCCGAGGTCGAGCCGTGTCTTCAGCCAGCCTTTGATGACGCTCGGCGAGCTGGGGATGCCGCCGACGAGCTTGTCGAGGACCTGCAGTTGCACGCGGTAGAGGGTGACGTCGCTGGTGACGCCGAAGATGCCGGTGGCGCTCATGCCCGTCCCCCGGCGACGTGGGGCAGCGGGGTGGCGCCGTGGGCGCGGTTGAGTGCGTAGTTCTTGCGCCTGAGTTCGTCGTTCGCGAGCTCCAGCCGCTTGATTTCCGCGCGGGCCAGCCTCAGGGCTTCCTCGGCGTCGGCGTCGGCCTCCAGCGCCGCCCGGGTGTCTCGGAGGGCCTGGCGGGCGCGGCCGTAGTTGACGACGGCGGCCTGCACCTCGGTGGTGTGCTGGATCGTGCGGAAGAGGTTGAAGAGTTGCCGTGGCGTCTTGCCGTCGAGGGTCTGGCCGGTGATGGCCTCGATGTCGGCGCGGAGGTCGGTGTCGCCCTGGATCATTTCGACGACGGCGTCGAACTCCTCGGGCGTGTAGTCCTGCGCGTTGCGCTGTCTCATCGGGGTTGTGCTCCCTTCAGGGGTGTTGTGCGCGGTCATGTTCCTGGCTGCGCGTGAGGGTTTGGTCATGCGCATTCGCGCGCCCACCGGGGCCCGATGCGGGTCCATCGGCACTGTCCGGCCGCGCTCGCCTGTTCGGCGGTCCACCGGGTGCCGTCGGTCAGCGTCCCGGCCACATGGGCCGACGGGGCTTCGCCTGGCAGCGTGACCAGGCCGCCGCAGTGCACGCACTTGGCGCCGGTCAGCAGGCGGCGGGCGAGCGCTTCCAGGGCCTCGGCGGGGCCTTTGTGGTTTTCCTCGGTGATCCGGGCGCCGTGGTACTGGGCGTGGGCGTACCAGGAGGCTTCCTGGACTGGCACGCCCTCGTGGAGGAACCCGACCTGGAGCTGCTTGGCGCCGGTCCGGCCCACCAGGTCGAGCGCCGCGAGCACGACCTCCTCGTCGAGGTCCTCGTCGAGGTTCATGGCTCCTCCTCGGGGGGCGGCTTGGGTCCGCCGGCGAGGATGCACGCGGTGAGGTACAGCGCCTGCAGGGTGGTGAAGCCGGCGGCGCGCAGGCTGGTGAAGTACTCGTGCGCGACGATGCAGGCGGTGCGCACGTCCATCGGCGGCTCGGTCACCGGACGGGCTCCTGGAGCGCAAGGGCGCGGATCCGTCCGCGCATCGTGGTCCGGCCGGTGACGAGGGTGTCGCCGGGCAGTTGCATGCGGTCGGCCCGGTCGACGAGCTCGCGCAGTTCGGCGAGCGTCATCCCGGCCTTGGGGTCGTCGGCGTCCTGACCGAGGGTGGCGCTCACGGTTTTCTCCAGCGGGTGGTCGGGGGCCTTTCCGGGACGTTGAGCTGCCGGGCGGCATCCTGGCGGCCGGCGGGGCTGCGCAACGCGACCGACAGGACCAGGAAGGCCAGTGCGGGCATGGCGACCAGGAAGCCGAGGCCGGCCAGTCTCCAGGAGCCGAACCAGATGGCGGCGGCGAGCAGCAGCCAGGAGGCGACGGCGGTGGACATGGAGGCGGTGAGGAGCTGGCGGGCCTTCTTGTCGAGGCGGGTGGACTGTTCGGGGGTGAGCTGTGGGTGGGGCATGGTCTCCTCTTCAGCAGATGAACAGGACATGGCGGTGGGTGGGCAGGCCAGGGCAGGTGGCGCCGTTGGGGGTGCCGTCGGCGAACGGCCCGTCGCAGACGGCCCATTGCGCTGAGATCCCGGTCGGGTGCTCGGTGTTGAGGCGGCCGGTGGCCTGCTCGTCGGTGAGGTTGGTGCAGACCGAGGCGTGCAGCAGTCCGGCTCTGTAGACCTTGAAGTCGTACGGGGGCGGGTCAGTGCGCGGCTCGACCACGGAGGCGACCTGGTCCTGCGAGCGCGAGTAGTCAGCCATCACCGCCGCCGGTCGTTGATGATGGAGGCGAGCAGCCCGCAGATCGTGATCGGCCAGAAGATGCTGTAGGCGACCAGCATCATGGCCGCGAAGACCATCCACGGCACTCGCGACTCCCGGGCCAGCGTCGCGATCATCTGCGGGCGCATCACGAGCCCGAGCGCGACGAAGAAGGCCCAGCCATACGCGCCCAGCACGTAGACGGCCAGCAGCGGATTAGTGGGCATTGTCTTCCTCCCATTCATGGTCTCGGCAGGCCGGCCACCAGGCCCTGACATCGCTGGCTTCGCTGTGCGTCGCCCGCGGCGGGGGGTGGCGAGAGCCCTCCTGCCATCCGGCGAGGCACTTGGGGTAGGAGCGGGCGCCGCTGTGCAGGGCCTGCCGGAACGCGCAGTTGCCGCACCGGCGGCCCTCGGCCTGACGGTCGTCGCCGACCGGTGCGGCCTCGGGGTGCAGGGGCAGGCGGCGCGACAGCACCGCCGACAGCGGGTGGGAGCCGACGGCGAGCAGGGCGGCCTGCCGTTTGGTGCGGCGGACGGTCGGCGACTCCTTGGCCGGGCGCGGCACAGGGTCGGCCCCTTCGGGCAGGTCGAACAGGGCGTCGGGGTCGGGCACTATCCCCTCCTTGGACTGGCGATGGGCGTTGTGGCCGAAGTGGTAGGCGTCGCCGCAGGGGTAGACGCGGAAGCGATCTGCCGGGTAGATGGTGCGGGCCGCGCGCTTGGCCTGCCGGCGCGACCGGAACCGCCGCTTGCCGCAGACGGGGCAGACACCGTTGTCGATGAGGGCCGCGTCCTTCGGCCTACTCACCGCCGTCGTCCTGGTCCAGGGCCACGACGGCCGCGACGATGTGCCGCTCGCCGCGGCCGACGGCTTCGGTCTGGACCTGTTCCTCGTCGCGTTCGGCCCGTGCGGCCTCAAGGTCGGACATGCCGTAGCCGGTGAGCTCGGGCTGGCCGCTGGCCTGGTTGTAGGTGACGACGACGTACCCGAGCGGTTCACCCATGACGTCCCCTGTAGCCCTTGAGTGTGATCGTGACGGTGCCGGTCTCGGGGTCCACCTGCGTGTGCTCCAGCCAGCACGGTTCAGCGCAGATCAGCGCGTAGTCACCGGGCCGTACCTGTGCGGTCGCCTCCTCGCCGGTGACGGTGTCGACAGCGGTCACGCTGATCGGGGCAGCAGTTCCCTCCGGAGCCTCAGGCATCGGCTGCCACGGCCTCGACCATGTGGTTCTCGTTGGCGCGCTGGACGATCCACCGGGCGGCCTGCGGCGACATGGCCGCCGCCACGAGGACGTCGTTGGCGTCGTAGATCGTCTGGCCGTGCCGGTCGATCCGCAGCGGCAGTCGGAACGTCTTCACTTCGAGGGCGGTCAGGGCCGGTGGGGGGACGGCGTCGGCCTCGAACAGGAAGCCGACCCCGCGGACGGTGGTGATGTAGCGAGGAGCGGAGGGGTCGTCGCCGAGCGCGCGCCGCAGCCACGACATGTGCATGTCGATGGTCTTGGTCGACCCGGCCCAGCTGGTGTTCCACACCTGGCTCATCAGTTCCTCGCGGGTGACGACGCGGCCGGCATGGGAAACCAGCGCCGCCAGGAGGAGGTAGACCTTCAGTGGTAGCTGCAGCTCCTGGGCGCCTTTCCAGGCCCGGTAGGTCGCCTCGTCTACGCGGATGAGGCCGTCGTCGGGGGGCGTGTGGTCCATGGCGTGTGCCTCTCGGGGTTCATCCCGGCCGCCGCCGCGGCGGCCGGGATGGGGATGGGTGGTCAAGACGGGCTGCGGGTCACGTCGACGCCTGGTGTGCGGGCGGCCGACCCGAGGAACCCGGTCGGCGGGGGCGCTCCGTACAGGGCGACGGCCACCGCGGTGGCGGCGGCGCGCAGGCCGGCGACGAAGGTGCCGCCGGGGACCCTGCCAGTGGGCGTGGCAACGTCGGGAAAGAACTCTCGTTCGATCACCTGGGGGGCAGGGCGCCGCCGCATGGCGGTCCACATGCGGCGGTGTACGTCCACGCACCAGATCGAGGCGATCTCGACGGCGTCGGGCCGCTGGTGGAAGGTTCGTCCGAGCCGGTCGCGTTGGAACTGCGCGTGCTCGGCGGCCGGGGCGTCGTCCTTGGGCGTCGCGACGGCGTGTGCCTCGACGGCCAGCATGAACCCGTACAAGGTGGGCGGTTCGGAACGTTCCACCTGATCGCTGATCGCCTCGTGGGCGAGCTTCATCATCACGTCCGAGTACATGGACGGGTGGATGGTGGTGTCGATGACGGCGACCGTCCCGAAGGCGATGTTCTCGCCGTCCCAGAGCAGGGTGATCAGCTCGTGGGGCATGTCCCACCCGGTGCGGTCGAGCAGCTGCCGGTCCACGATGCCCGCGATCAGGTCACGGTGCGGGGGTTGCATATGGCGGGGCCTTTCAGTTCGCGCGGCCGTGGTGCGGGTCGCGGTCGTGGGCGAGGGTCTGGTGGATGGCCTGCCGCCAGGCGGCGCGAATCCGGTCGGGCGCGTTGGCGGCCTCCGGGCACAGCCCGCCGTCTACGACCGCTCGGACACACAGCTCGGCCAGCTTGACCGCCTTGTCGTCGGTGGTGGTGAACTGCTCGTCGACGTTGCCCGGCGTCAGGTAGCGCAGCGAACCCTTGCGGACCTGGTCGGCCTGGACCGGGCCGTGGCCGGGGTCGAGCGTCAGGACCATCAGCTCGTGCGTCACGTCCGGCCGATGCTTGGTCGCGGACGGGACCCCGGGCACCTCGGCGAGGGTGATGACCAAGAGCCGGTACTGGGACCACAGCGGGTGCCACAGCGGCGCGGTGATGATCCACGAGTCAAGCGCGGCGGGCGAGTCCTGCTCGTAGTTGGCCCTGGGCACCCGATTGGCCGTGCCGTACGGGCCCGTGACCTCGGTCAGCTCGCTCATGGGGCTCACACCTGCTCCCCGACGCCGTCAGGCCACACGAGCGTGGGCCGCTCCTCGACCGCGCGGCCGTCGACGATTCGAACGCGCCAAATGTCGGGCGACTCTGATCCGCGCACGAGGATCCGACCGGTGAAGGTGTGACCTTCGCCATGCGCCGCGACGATCTCCTGCACCTCTCGGAGTAGGCCGTCGGCGCGCAGCTCGTCGGCCGTCGAGACCCGGATGGCGACTGCGGATCTGCGGATCAGCGTGCCCTCGTCGGTCTCCACGGGCTCCTCGACCAGGCGCAGCCAGACGAGGCGCTCGTACTCCTTGCGCGCCGGCGTGCAGACGAATCGGCTGCCGTGGAGCTGCGACCAGGGGATCGGCGGGTCGATGGTGATCTCGCCGGACAGATAGCTGACGTAGCCCATCAGTGCTCCTCCTCGGTGTTGAGCAGCGCATCCAGGCCCTGGCTGACGGCGTCGAGTTCGTGCTTGATCTCGCTGATCGTCAGGTGCGGGTTGGCGTTGACCCGGGCGATGTAGCCGACCCAGTGCTTCAGGCCGGCGCGCAGGCGGGCGGCCTCGATGCCGTGGAGCAGGCCACCGATGTTCTTCAGGCTGGTGTCGGACAGTTGGAAGATGCCGTCGTCGTCGAGGGTGCCAGCGGCAGTGCGCTGCACGTACAGGGCGCGCGCGGCCTCGCGGATCGCGCCTTCCTGGTCGCGGTTGGGGACCTCGATGGAGGTCATGCGGACCTTCACCGAGGGGTCCTTGTCGGCGTCCGGCGCGGGCTGGGTGCGCTCGACGTGGCGGAACTCGCAGATCGCCAGGATGGACGCGCCGGGTCGGTCGTATAGCGGGCGAATGTGCGGCTCCAGGGCGTTCGCCGCGGACGCGCCGACCTTGGAGTCGAACTTCAGCGTGGTGGTCATGCTCCCCCGTTCCAGATGCGGATGACGGCGCCCGGCTCACCGAGCGCGTGCTGGTGGACGTGCGGATAGGTCGTGATGACGCGGCCGTCGATGATCTGCGAGTCGTCCACGTAGATCACGCCGGTCAGCGCGTCGCAGATCGCGCGGGCGTAGTGGTCCCAGTCCGAGGACGACCGGGTGACTGGCCACTTCGCGGTCACCGACTTCAGCCGACGCACGGTGACGACCGCCTCCAGGCGCACCGGGCCGAGCAGCGTGGCGTGCTGGGTGCGGTAGGTGCCGCACTCGTCACAGGGCAGGGCCAGGCGCCGGTCCTCCCCCGTCGGGGGCCGGAACTCGTGCGCGCCCAGCACATCGAGCGCGGCGCCGCGGACCCTCTCGCGCCACGGGCTGAGGTCCTTGCTGTTGGCGTGGTACGCCTTGCCGTGCTTGGGCCCGGTGCGCAGGTTGCCCTGCCCAGCGGGTTCGCCGCGCACTGCGATGATGACCAGCGGGGCCGTCACGCGGCGTCCCTGATGCGGACGAGGCGGCCCATGACGTGCGTGGGCGCGCAGCACGGAGTGTCGGTGTCGGCGCGGGGGCATCCGTTGCCGCACCAGGCGCATGCGGTCGTGCCTGGGCAGCTGCCGCTCGCGATGGTCGCCGTGCAGGCGGCAGGGTCGCAGGTGCAGCACGCCGGGCGCGTGGTCGTCGCCGGGCACCACGGGTGCGGGTGAGCGCAGGCGTGCACGCCAAGGATGGTCGCTCCGCCCGGCTGGTAGGCACCGACCGCGAGCCCGCGGACGATCGCGGGCAGTACGCCCGGCGTACTCGCGGCCCGAACCCGTTTGGTGTTGTGGAACATCATCTGGTCGGCCTTGGACGCGATGATGTCGGCCGCGCCCGCGAGGTAGGCCCGCCGCTCCTGGAACGTCGAGCCGCGCAGCTCGGCGATGGCCAGGGGCACGAGGCCGCCGAGGGCGTCGGCGAGGTTGGCGGGAACGTCCGCGCTGGGCGTCACCGGCCCTCCTCGGGGGCGGTCTCGACAGGGACGGGGCGCTGCGCGCGGTGCCACTGCCGGTGGTGGCGGGCGTCGGTCTCTGCCGCCACCTTGACGACCTGCGGCTCGCCCTTCCACGGCTGGCCGTCCTTGCCGGCCGTGCAGCCCTGGGTACGGCAGACGGCCTGCGGCCGGGCGCCGTTGGCCAGCTCGATCGCGACGATGATGCGGGGGATCTCCGGCATCTCAGCTCCTTCCGGGGGCGGGGGTGTAGGCGGCGCAGCCGGTCTTCGGGGATCCGGCGCGCTTGCCGCACACCAGCTCGTGCTCCAGGACCGCGGCGCCGCAGAGGCAGGGCGGCCGGGTGTCGATGGCGGCTCGAAGTTCGCGGACCTCCTCCGGCAGCTGCCCGCTGCTGCCGGTCGAGGGTGTGACGGCGGGCGGCTGGAGGGCCTCGACCGGTCTCCAGCCGTGGCCGCGGGCCATGACGACCAGCTCGATGGCGAGGTGCTGCGGGTCGGGCACGCCTGCATCGGCCAGGCGGCGGGCGTACTTCGCGGTCAGGGTGTCGGCGGCGCGGCCGAATGGGTCATCGGACCCCATCACGCCCCCCGATCCAGCTCGTCGGCGGTGACGCCGAGGTGGGCCAGGGCTGCCTCGAAGTCGGCCTGGTCCTGCTCGGTCCATGGCCGGTCGGCAGCGGGCGTGGCGCGGCAGGGGCAGTCGCCGGGGTCCAGGCCGCATGCTCGGCAGGCGGTGCCGAGCGTGGCGTCGCGGGACAGGCGGCTGAGCGCGCCGCGTAGCTCGGGGATGTGCTGGTCGTCGCGATATCGGCCCTCGGACATCACCATCACCGCGTAGCCGCTGATCGCTTGAGCGCCGAATCCGGCGCGCATGGCGGCGGCGACGAGCGGCACCAGGTGTCGTCGCACCCAGCCCGGCGCGTTGGCGTAGCGCGGGATGTCGTGGATGACCTTGCGGGCGAGGAAGTCTTCCGGTTGCGCCGGAGGCGCCTTCGCGTACGCGCGCGCGTTACGGTCCGTAAGCCCGCCTACGGCGGGAACCGAAGTACTTCCCCTGTTCCCCTGTTCCCCTGTTCCTATTTCCAGCGCCGAGACTTCAGCGGCGTCCGCCGAGGACTCGGCGGGTTCCGCCGAGGATCCGGCGATACTCTCCGAGAGTTGAAGTTTCAGCAGCTCAGGGCCGGGCTCCTTGGTCTTGACCGGCTCGGGATCCCACGGCCGGCCTTCCTCAGGAGCGGGGTACTTCGGCTGCGAGCGCTTGTCGATCTTCTGGTGCTTCTCCCACGAGGGGATGTAGTAGTAGGGCCTGCCGTCGACCTCGTAGAAGACCACGTCGAACGCTCGGCGGATCTCGCCGAGCCACCGCCGGATGTCGGTCGCGGTGATGTCCTCGTCGTGCGGGAAGGCGAACCCGCCGAGCTCCTTCGGCGAGGCGGTGCCGCGGCCGAAGTCGTCGGCCCAGTTCCACATCGCGATGAACAACAACCTGGCCCACGGGTCGAGGCCGTTCATGCCGGGCGACCGATGCTGCATGCCGGGAGAGGAGTAGTACTCCGGTTTGATGGTGCGAATTCGTGCCAACTCATCCCCCACTCGTGTTGTCGCCAATGCCAGCCAGCCCGTTCTGCGGCTGGCTGCGGGATGTCCGCGCGGGGAAGTGGTCCTTTTCATGCGGCCCCCTCGGTCATGGAGAGCCAGGTGGTCACGCGTTCTCGGGTCAGGTCGGTGGCCCGGCCGTTACGCAGGGCCTGGAAGGCTTCCCACCTGATCCCGACCTCCTCTATCGCCTGCCGCCAGGTGAGCCCACGCCGGCGGCGGCGGGTGTCGAGCTCCATGCACAGCGCCTCATCGTCAGGCGAAAGGGGTCCCGGTCTCTTCCGGCCGCGCAGGATCGCGCGCATCTCCCGCTCGGTGAGGCCGCCCCAGATGCCGTACTGCTCCTTGCGCTCCACGGCGTCGATCAGGCACTCCCGGCGCACGGGGCAGCCGGCGCAGATCGCTTTGGCGCGCTTGACGTCCGGGTCTTCCTTGGAGCGCGCGGCCGGTTCGAAGAACAGCTCAGGGTCCTGTCCCTTGCAGGCGGCGCGGTTGGTCCAGTGGGGTCCGTGTGGGGTGTCCAGGCCCCACGCGGTCCGGCGGCTCACGGCTGCCCTCCGTGGGCCCGTCGCGTCCCCCGAGGCGCGACGGGCCCGGTCTGGGTCCAGGCGCCGGCTTCCCCTCCGAGCGCCTGGACGTGCAGGGCCCACCTCGCCCCTCCGCCCGGTAGGGCGAGGTGGGTGCGGACCGGCGGCGTCCCCGCGAGCGCCGCCGGTCCGGCGCCCGCCCGCGCGCCCGGGGGCGTGGGCGCGGGGCGGGCGTCGCCGCGCACGGAGCAGGGCTCAACGCGCGTGGCGAGTCTGAAGATGCTGGTCATCGGGCAGCCTCGGCCTTCTCCAGGGCTGCCAGGAGCGCGGAGTAGGCGGGGCCGGAACGCCGCAAGCCGTTCTCCACCTGGGTGACAGCGGGGCGGGTGACCCCGGCGAGGTCGCCCAACGCCGCCTGGGTCAGCCCCAGACGGTTCCGCCTGCGGCGGATCAGCACTCCGGGCGGGGGCGGGGCGGCGTCGGCGTGCTCGCCGCGCACGGTGAGCAGGCGTACGCCGCCGTCCTCGGTTCCGGTCTGGTCGAGCAGCCACCGCCGGGCGAATCTCGTACCGGCCTCGATGGAGATCCGGCCGATGAACTCGAAGGTGATGGTCAGCCGCATGCCCTCGGACGGCGCGGTCGCCGCAGGACGGGGCGCCTTGCTTCTCCTGCTCATCGCCACCACCACCTGTGGCGCGTCATCCGGGCGTCGGGCTCGGCATGCATCTGCGGCACGGGTTCGACCACCGAGACGCTGTCACCGCGCGCCGCGGCGGCGGCGCGCGCCGTATCCTGCGCCCGCAGTGCCGCGGCGAGCTCGGCGTCCTCCTGGATATCCAGGGCAAGCGCGTACAGCTCGCGCCAGATGAGGGTTGGCTGCTCGCGGGCCAGCATGCGCAGCCGCCCGGCGAGCTCGATGGGGGTCACAGGCCACCTCCGAGGAGGTCGGTCCCGCGGATGATCCGGATGCCCGGCGCCTGGCCGGTACGGACGAGCTCGGCGAGCTCGGGCTGTTCCCCGGCCCACTGCCGCCACTCGCCAGGCTTCCACTCATCAGCGTGCGCCGGGTCAGGCTCGGGGTTGCCAGCCAGCGCGCGCCGCACGTCGCTGTGAGCCATGCGCACCAGGTCGAGCATGTCCTGGTCGAGGCCCGTCACGTCCGGGACGGGGAGGGTGGCGAACCCGGTGATGACGACGGGCCCGGCATACGGCTGGATCCCGCCTTCAAGCGAGAACAGGACCAGCGAGCCGATCACGTTGCGCGGGTAGATGTCCGGCATGGCCAGCCCGCAGTCGCTGACGTGGCCGCGGAATCCGCGCAACGGTGTGGCCTGAGCAAGGCGGACGGCCGCTGTCCCGTGCTCGCCGAGCTCGCGAGCGATGTCCGGCCAGGCTGCGTCCTTGACGTGCAGCTCGCCGTCGTTGTCGATCAGGGCGTACCTCATGACGACGCCCCCTTCCTGTCGAGGGCGCGCGCGGCCTCTTTGACGACGTCGGCGTAGTAGTCGACGTGGCCGCAGGGGTTCTCCCACACGTCCACCGAGTAGCGCGCGCCGTCGTCGACCTGGTTGAGGTTGCCCGGCACCCCACGCGGCCCATCGCACACCGGGCAGCGCGTGGAGATCTCCACGGTGCACACGACCGGATTGACCGGGCCGACGCCCCGTGGAGGCTCGGCCGAGCGGTCGCGGACACGAACCTGCATCGTCAGGGCCTGCTCGCTCATCGCTGCTCCTTCCGGGCTGGGCCGGGGTGGCCGGTGACGAGCTGGACGGCCGCGACGTGCGCGCAGGTGGCGGGGTCGTCGCAGGTGCAGGTCCACCGGCCGTCGTCGAGGAGCACGATGTACTTCGCGCTGTGTCCCTCGACACGCGCGGTCACGGTGTGCGGCCGGTACGGCTCGCCGCTGACGTTCTCGGCCTGCAAGACAGTGACTTTGCCATTGCGCAGGTAGGCGCACGCGGCGCCTCGGATGTCGAGCCCCATCACGCACCCCGCCCGTCATAGCCGCCCGGGGGCGTGGCGACCGGCGGCCAGTCCTCGGCCTTGCCGGGCGCGTCACCCGGAGGCGAGGCCGGCGCGGTCGTGTCCGCCGCCGGCTCTCCCGGCTCGGAGGGTTCCTCGGTCTCGGAGAGGACCTCGCCGTCGTAGTCGAAGTCGACGTCAGGCAGTTCGCTCTCGCCCGCCTCATTCGATCGCTGGAGCCACTCGACGAGCTCGGGCGACTGCGGTACCCAGTCGGCCAGGCGACGGACCGCGCTCTTCCGCCACATCGCCGCGAACTCGGTGTGCCAGGTGGAGTTGAACCACCCCTTGTCGGGGTTGGCCGCGAACTCGGCGGGCTCGGCCAGCCGGTTCTTCTCGGCGAGCTGATACGCCTTGCTGTATTGGTCGCGGATCTGCTCAGCCTGCCGCCGGTTCAGCGTCACGATCTTGGACCGGCCGCCGCCCTTGATCTCGGCGAACGCGTAGACCAGCACGATCGGCCCCCGGTCCTCGGCGAGCAGGTTCGGCCGGTGCCAGAAGGTCCCGCCGTCGCCGACCTTGTAGTCCCAGGTGTCGGCCTCGTGGATGAACTCGGCGGTCACGCTGGCCACCTGGCCGGAGCGGTACATCAGCTCGACCAGGCCCTGCCACTGCGCGATGAACGTCGCCTGCTTGCTGTACGGAACGATCGCGGCCTGCTTGGTGCCGGGTTCCAGGCCGAGGCGCGCGGACTCCAGCAGCGCCGCGAGCAGCGACTCCTGCGAGCAGTCCAGCAGCTTGGGCGTCTTCTGCACGGCGGTCAGCGCCATGCGCATGAACCGGTCGACGCCGACGTGACGGGGCAGCGCCATCTCGAACTGCGGCTTCATCTGCTGGAAGAGCTGGCGGGCGGTGCGGACCTTCTCCTTGACGGCCACGTCCTTGCTGGGCGGTCGGCGCCCGGTGGCGCGCTGGGCGACCCGGTCCCTGATATTGCTCATGACGATCCCCCGGGGGTGCGGAAGACGCGGGCCCGGTGGGCCCGGTAGATGTCAGGTTTCTCAGCGGCCAGGCGCTCGCGGTCGACGGCCGGGACCAGGTGGATGTACTCGGCGGCCAGCTCGGGCTCGGCCTCACGGAACCGTTTGCTGGCGAAGTTGCCGTTGCGCTTCCAGCTGTAGAGCTCGCGGCCCGGGGCGATGGCGATCTCGGCGTCGCCGAGCCGAAGCTTGAGCGCGTTCTCGATCTCGGCGAGCGCGCGCTCGGCCTCTTCGCGGCGGCCGAGGATGTTCTTGCGGCTGGAGAGCAGGGCGTCCGCCTCGGCCGCCTCCTCGGGCGTGAACAGCTTGATGGAGTCGGCGGCGACGTCCCACATGCGGCCGAGCAGTTCGTCCGTCGCCTCCAGGTCGCCCGGCTCGGGCGGGACGCCGGGGACGACGTGCTCGTGCCAGAACCGGTCGACGATCGCCGTGAGGTGGCCGATCAGCTCCTCGTCGTACGCCAGCTCGAACCGCACGAAGTCGTCGTCGACCAGGCCGGCCACCCAGCCTTTGTGGTAGCCGGTGACGGCCATGCCCCAGTACGCCTGGATGGCGGGCCCGTCGGGCGGTTCGTCACCGCCCCAGTTCTCACGGCGGGCGGCGCGCCAGGTGCGGCTCTTGCATTCCAGGACGCCGCCGTCGAGGAGGTCCCGGACGGGCCTGGCGTCGATGACGATCCGGTCGAGGTTGACGAGCATGTGCGCTCGTTCGGTGTTTTGGAACGTTCCGGGCGATTTGACCACCGACAGGCCGGTCTCCTCGGTGAACAGCTCAGCGACCAGCCCTTCGAGGCGGTGACCGCGCCGCGCGGCCCGGTCCAGGCGTGCGCTGCGCTGCTCGGCCAGCTCGCCACGCTTGTCCTGGTAGACGTGCAGCGGGCCCCGGTAGCGGTCCATGCCGAGGATCGCGGCGACGTCGGACCCGCCGATGCCCTGACGGCGCACGGCGAGCCACTCCTCGCGGGGCAGGCCGGCGGGGGCAAGCAGCCGCGCGGCCGGAGTGATGAGGTCACTCACCGGTCTCACCGCCGTCCACCGGGTCGCGGTACACCAGCGCGAGCGGCCCGTAAGTGCCCTGGACTTGAGTGATCGGCCAGGGACCGCCGGTGCCGCCGTCGTGGAGCTGGACCCCTCCCGTCCGCTGCACGGCCAGCCAGAGCACGCCGCGGACGTCCTTCCACAGGTCGCCGAGCCTCGGCTCCCCGGCGGCGGGCATGACGCGCGTGATCGTGACCGAGTCGGCCCACGGCTGGATAGCCGCACGCGCATAGGTGGGGTCATCGCGACCGATCGTCGAGTACTCGTAGACCAGCCGTCCACCGTCGCCCTCGATGACGCGAGCGTTCCGGATAGTGATGTCGAGGATCTCGTTGGGCTGGTAGTTCGGCTCGGTCATGCTCCGCACCCCTCTCGACAGTCGGGGGTGCACGGTTCACCAACCGCCATCCGGGCCATGTCCTCGGAGTCGGGCCAGGCCAGGCCGAACCCGTCGGCGAACGCTTTGACCTTGGGGGCGCCGTACTGCGGGTAGTCGGCCTCCGCCATGGCCTCGACGACGTCGTCCCGGCCGAGCAGCCAGGCGCACTCGCCGAGCTTCTCCACCGAGCGGGTCGCCGAGATGCCCCGGTGGTCGCGGATCTTGCCGAGGGCGAACTCGTAGTAGCCCTGCGCCTCTTCGAGGATCTCCGCGCTGCTCGGCGCGGCCTTCCAGTCCTCTGCGGTCGTGTCCGGCTTGAGGAACGGCTTGGCGTGCTCGAAGTCGAGCGCGCCGAGCAGCACCTGAAGACGGAACCCGAGGAGGTCCTCGTCCGAGACGGCCTGGATGCGAGTGAGGATCTCCTCTTGCGTGCGGGTCGTGGTCATCGCTGCCCCCTCAGGGCGCGCCGCGCCCTGCGACCGGCCCGGCGGACCAGCAGCAGCCCGCGGTCGGCGAAGGTCTGCCGGATGCGGCGCTCGGCCCGGGTGCCGCCCGAGCGCAGCGGCGCCATCCACTGGTCGGTGTCGGTGGACTTCCACGTCATCTCCCACATGGACAGGTCGATCCGGCGGGGCCGCCGGCCCCGGGAGCGCCTGCGCGGGAGACGGTCGAGCAGCGCGATGGCGACCGCCCAGATGACGGCTCCGGCGGCCAGCACGGCGAGGATCCAGGCGACGAGCATGTAGTTCTCGGTCATCGGCCCGCTCCGTTGAGGTGCGCGCGGTCGCGGCTGGACAGCAGGGTCGTCGGGACGGTGGCCGGGAGGCGGTGGTGGTCGATCTGGATTCGCACTGGAGCGATGCCGCGGCGGATTACCAGGACGGGCAGCATGGCCAGGGCGACGATGGCCATGGTGGTGACGGCCAGGTCCAGCGGCAGCCACAGGCTGACCAGGCGCGGCCGGTAGATGACGGTCGCGCTGAACGCCAGCCAGTGGCTCACGCAGTAGGGGCAGCCGATCAGGTCGGCCAGCCAGCGCCAGGCGCGGCCCCTGCGGCCCGCCACCCATGCGCGGGCCGGGGCGAACACCTTGGCCAGGCTGATCGTGCAGGCGACGGCGCCGATAGCCAGCGCGAGCACGGCGGCGGTCGTGAAAGCGTCCATCAGCACCCGCACCCCCTGAAGAGGTGTCCGTACTGGGCGGTCCAGACCTGGTGCCACTGGTCGTACTCGTCCTCGTCGACCTCGTAGAACTGGAAGGCACGGTTGAAGGCGAGGAACTCCGCGTGGGCCTTGTCCCGCTCGGCCTCCTCGGCCGCCTGCTCGGCGTCGGCGAGGACCTCGTCGATGTCGTTCACGACGCCCGCAGCGTCCTGCGACGCCTCGGCGGCGCGCCGGTCGCCCTGCGGCGGCTGGACGGACTCGGTGTGCTCGGTGCGTCCGCGCCGGTTTCTGCCCTTGAACATGTGGATCACGTCTCGTCCTTGGAGGTGTTCGCGGCGGGCTTGGGGCCGGTGCGGCGCCGGGTCTCCGGGAGAGTGGCGACCTTGTGCACGCGGGCGTCGAGCTTGGGGTCCTCTCCGCCGAACGGCGCGCCGGAGTCCGGGAGGACCTGCGTGTCGTCGGCGCTGGCGGCGGGCTGCGGGCCGGTGGCGCTGGTGTGTTCGGCGAGCTTGGCCTGCTCGGCCTCGACCAGCCCGGCCTCGATGGCCGCGAGGTCGCCGTCCCAGAAGCCGGCCTGCGCGGCGATGGCCTGGGCCAGGGCGCGGGCGGCCTTGACGCGGCTGAGGTCCTTGACGGGCAGCTGCACGCGCATGGGGCCGAAGTCGAAGCTCGACCATCCGTCGTCGGTCAGCCGGTGGGTCACCTGGTCGGGGGCCAGGCTGGTGTAGATGTGACCGTTCAGGGGGACCGCGTCCAC